GACTTGCTAAATTATATGCTTAAATATAAAATACCTCAGATTGTTACGTTGACCCACAAAATGCGGACATTTTCTAATTCTAAAACAAGAAAACCGCAAAAGCTTTTTATTAGCCATTTGCGGTTTTTTCCTTGTGATTCCGTTGCGATTCGGAATATAAAATACTATAAAACCAATACATATAACATTATATTAAAAATCAGAGTAATATAAAAATATTATATTGCATACCATTGCATTATGTTGTGCAATATTTGAACTGAGTTGTGCAATTTATGTATATTTGCACAACCGATATAACAGAGAATATATGACTACAGTAAAAGCATTTATAAGAACTGGGAAGAAAGATAAAGAGGTAAATGTCAGATTTCGATTATCTGATGGACGCAATGTACAGTTATTCCACAAATCAGATATTATGGTCTCTCCTACTCTTTGGGATGCCAAGACTGAAAAATATAAGGCTAAAAGTATTATAAAGTTAGACATAAGAACATCATTTAACACATCTATTGAAGAACGGAAGAATCTAATTTTATCCATTTATGGGAGCAACAAAGAATTAACCAGTGAAAAACTGGAAATCTTAATAGACCAGCACTTACATCCTGAAAAATATAACATCAGCAGTGAAGAGGAATCCATGTGTAGTATGTTCCAACGCTATGTTGACGGATGGCTAAATGCAGGTGTAATAGGTCCCGGCAGAAAGAAACATTACGATGTAGTGATAAGGGAACTGACTCGATTCCTCATTATCAATGGCATTGACGGGTTGCCGGTCAATGAATTCAATAAGGAACATATTCTAAATTTTCGTGATTTTCTACGCAAAGAATACACTCTGGTTGAAAAATTTCCAGAACTGTACGCAGAAATGAATAAGCGGAATATACCATCAAAGGAAAGAAGCCAGAATACAATTGCTGAGAAACTATTATTATTACAAGCATTTATGGTGGAGCTTGAAAGTAATGATGTTATTCCCGTATCTCCTTTCCGCAAGATAGGAAAAGAAAAAGAGTCCATTATGAAGCAACAATATGACGAGCCTTTCTTTCTCACCAAAACAGAATTCAATGAAGTTGTCCACAAAGAATGTCCCGAAACATTGCAGCGAGTAAAAGATGTATTCGTTGTTCAATGTTGTTTCGGTTGCCGTATAGGTGATTTCAGACGATTCACTTTTGATAATATCAGCATTGAAGAAGGAATACCTTACATTCATTATTTACCTCAGAAAACACACAAGGATGGACTTATACGCACTGAGATAAAAACTCCCATCATTCGTATTGCTTATGATATTATTATGAAGTATAAAGGTAGGCTACCAAGCAATGCTTTGTTACCCTATTATCCTGATGGCAATGGTGAAACCGGGTACAATTATCAAATAAAAAAACTACTTGAATACTGTGAGATTAGCCGGAAAGTGGCAATGTTTAGTGCGGCATTGGAAACAAATGAGTACAAATCCATATATGAGATTGCAAGCAGTAAACTTGCCCGTAAAACTCATGTAGATTTAATGAATAAAGTTCAGATAGATAAATACGCAGCAGGACTTCATGCAAAAGGCAGTGGAGCCGTAGACAGATATACTGGATTAGGTATAAAAGAACGTTTTATTTTAATGTGTGCGGCTTTTGGCTGTAACCAGTATGAAGTTGACAATGATTTATCTGTAATGGAATAGGCTCACTTAGTATCTCATATTGATACTCTGTTATTTGACACCATCCCCGTAGTTGAGCAGCTACGGGGATTTTTTACTGAAAAAGAAGCGATTCATTCAACTGTCCTTTCCACAATCTCCATCACTACATGGCTTGACTCCAACCAGAGCCAATACCACAGCCAAAGCATAATCCCACCCAACCAAACAAAAGCCACATCAATATAGTACAAATTTAATATCCTGCTAACCAATACACATAAGAGTTCTCCGCAAAGCACATAGGCAGCAACCATAGTAACAAGCTGGTCATTGGCAACAGTTATCAAAACCAGAATGCCTATAACGGGAAGAAGGGAAATACAATCAATTAGAAGTTGTTGTTTGTCATTCATAATACAATAGGGATTAGAATACAAATATAAACATTATTTTGTATAAAACAACCCTCTATAATAGGAATTTCTGACGAAAAAGAAACGAACTATTATTACAATATAAACAAAAAGAGCGACTATTCAGCCGCCCCTTTCGCATTAACGAGATAGACATAAAAGCATCTCGAATCATCTCTGTAGATGGATGCCGAACCACTACAGAGTTTCCATTCATTCTACAGTTTCTCCTTTTTCATTCAGAAGTACCGTTACTTCTTCAGTGGATTGATTTTCCTTGGTGATGGTCAACACAACCTTATAAATCTTACCGGTTTCTTTCTCGGAAATGAAAGCCTCCTTTATTACAGCCCCCTCATAGTCCTTAGCCAAGACATTCATAACTGCCTGAGGCAAGTCTTTTACTTCCACTTTTGTGAACTCATCCTGAGGATTTTGCTGAGTTTGCTCTACAGACTGTGTTCCAGAAACCACGTAAGCAAATGCTACTGAACTGCCTAATCCCATAACCATTGCTAATGCTACCAATACTTTTTTCATAATCGTAAGCTTTAAGTAAATAAATATAGTTTTTGTATTAACTATAGGACAAACGATATGCCATGATGTACATCAGCACATAATACATTATACATCAGCATATTATAAAAACAAGAAGGAATAATTATGTGTGGAAATATGTGGAACTGAGTACCACACATGGGGAATAATTACACAATATGGATTACTTAATTCCTGGGAAATGGAAAAAGGCAGCTTATTCAGCTGCCCCTTCTATAAAACAGTCAACAAACAAACAGACATTCCTAATCAAATGACATAAACATAAGCATAAATAACCCGGCTAAAGCCATAGTAAATGCAATTACCATATAAAATACTTTTTTCATAACTAATAATTTGGTTAAACATATATTCATTATCGCACGCTCAACAACGTACTCTTATCTCCGACAAAACCTCAGCCGCATAAAAGCTGAGGTCCAGCATGTTCCTTTCAATATATACAATCAATTAGAGCACACAATGTTGGAACATTCTGTAAATCCAGTATAAAGAAACTGCAATGGCTGAAAGAAGGACTATACTAACACTATATACCGAATTCTACTATAAAGACAACTGCTTTTCTGAAATTCCCTACGTGATTGAGGGAATTTTATAAAAGGAAGGGCCCAAATGAAAAAAATCCCGACGAAAGCCGGGATATGTCATACACAATAGGTATGAATTGTTGCTTATGAATATAAAGGCAGCTTATTCAGCCGCTCCTTCTACAAATTCTTCTAATAATATCCGATAGTTTTTCAACCACAATGAAAATCCAGCATCAACATAAAATATTATTTATTACTAATCCATTTAATTATACACTTTTTTATTAACTTTGTGTCATATTTAAATGCATAATAACGTATCTTAAAACAGGAATAGATTCATGAAATTATTTCGTTGCAAAAAAGGTGAAAAAGAAGTGAATAATCAAAGGTCAAATAAATTATCAAAGCAGCCTACAGGAAGAAAATATTCAATATATTTTTGGGCCGCAGTTTCCTTTTGTCTTATTTTCTATGGAACATCAAGTACATCTATTGAACATTTTGACGAAAACTCTCTAAAAAATATACTAAATAGTATAGGACAAGCGATTATATCAGGTTTAGTGATTACATTTATAATTAATATTCCTGATATGTTTTCTTATTTTCAGAAAGTATTATACAAAACCATCACGTCAGATGAGTACTTAGAGCAATTAACTTTAGAGGAAGTGGAAGATTTAAAAAATAGTTGTACTAAGTTAATATCCAAATCTATACCCGATATTGCTGAAGGACTCTTAGAATTAGAGTATAAAATTGTTGAATATTACAGATCTCCATATTATGAAAACTATTCCACTTTTGTTAGCTGTAGCAGAGATGGTAATTATTTAGTAAAAGATATCACAACTGAATATACTTTAAAGAATCCGATGGCAGGAAAAGAAAAAATAGAAGCAATTGTCGGTTTAGATTTATTCTTCTGTAAAAATAGTAATAGCACTTCACCTAAATTAATGGAATTCACAATACAGAATGAAAATGAAGAAAAGAAAAATATTTTAGAATTATCCGAAATGCATGAAACTCCTATAAATACAGAAGGAGCCTATAATACCAAAGCTACAATTGCACATAAAAGTACGGTAGAAAAATACAAAATTCTCTTAGATAAATCTACGTATGTCAAATTACGATATATATCATATGCACCTATCTCAGACAAAAGTTACATTTCAATTCTGAGATACCCTACTAAGAATTATAAAATGGTTTTTCATAATCCCAAAAATGATTTATCATTTTCTGGAGATTTCATAGGTCCATTACTCACAGACGATCATATCATGGTAAATAAGAAAGAAGGATTGATTAATATTGATTGTACAACTTGGTGTCTACCTGGCGATGGAGTTACAGTTGCTATATTTGAAAAAGAAAACGCAGATTGTTAAATAGGCTTAACATAACAAATAAATGCAAGGTTTTATTTGTCAATTGAACTAAAACATTCCATATTTGTTGTGTGAATATAATGACTAAGCTATAAGATTATGACACGTAAAGAAGAAAAAGTATTTGGTTAAGACATGTTTTGTATTAACCTTTTTCCTATCTTAAAACGAATGTGTATAACTACACATTCGTTTTGTATTTACAAATATTGTAATTCTATCGTCAAGTTTTAAAATCGCCAAGTTCAAACTTTATGTTTCCCTAGAGCATGACTAGTCACTTACCACTGCCGCAAGTCATAACTCACCCCAGCCCCAACATAAAAACCTCCCGGATACCCATAACCGGCTTGTAACCCTAATCCCCACCGCTTTTTCTTCGGCTTGACAACCACCGGATGATAGATATCATTCGTCACCGTCTGATAAACCGTTCTCGGATACACAGTCATACTATCCAGCCGAGGGTCTACATATCCACTTACCACAGCACGATACGAACTATCTCTATATACTACTTGCTTACGATGAAGCAAGGTATCACCTATCCGTGTCGTATCATCCGGTACGAAACGCCAGAACACAGCCATCGGCGCAGAGATAAGCATCGTATCTACCTTGACAACCGTCTTTATCTTCGTCTCTACACGAACTTCTGCCGGAGACTGCTCATGCGGACGGAACCAAGCCGCCACACAAGCTATAAGCAGCAGTACAATTAATATCCACGGTAACTTTTTCATTCCTCGAACCTCAAATCGTTAATCCGATTCATCCACCCCCGTTTGAATTTATTGTTCGCCGGACGAGAACGGCATATATCCTCGATGAAGTCGAACCGTGCAATCTTAATCATGTCGAACAACTCACGCGAGTTCCTGGCATTCACCGCAGCAAGTGTCTTAGGACCTACTATTCCATCCACAGTAACACCAAGCAAACGTTGAGGAATCTTTATTCCGTGTGCACCGGATGCCCACACCCAATCGACAAGGATATTAGCAACTGATTGCGATTTAATCTCGTCAGCTTTCCATCTGTCCCAATAATGCGGTTTGAGCACCCGGTTAACGACATCCTCACGGGTAAGCAGACGCAGGTCATCCACGTCTATATCACCGTCACCGTCCTTGTCATAGCCGCATGACTTCCACGTACCGATAGTCACACCCATATTCGTAGCACCTCCCAAATCGTCAGGGTCATTTACAAAACCGCCTTCCCATTTGAGAATCCACGGCGCTAATTTATACACATTCGCCATTCTTATTTTCCTCCTTGATTTTTGGTTTTACATAAAAATACAATATATTTGCAAACGCCTTTGTTTAAACTTTAAGTTGTGTAGTATTAAGGGAAAGGGAGCCGTTGTGAAACACCTTCCTTTCCGCGAATCAGTAGCCGTTTTGCGGTTCTCTGTCACCGCATTTCTTCCTCTCACACCGTTTAAGCGCCAGTTCCAGTTTCAAGTCAGAATTAGCCTCCTTCAGTGTAAATAACTCATCCTGCACCTTACGGAGCCGGTCAGTCTGTTCCACAAACCGCTGTTCCTTCTCCGAAAGCTGCTTCTGCAGGAACTCGTTGTACTCCCGTAATGCCTTGAACTCCTCGACATCAGCATGCGCGTCCTCAATACGCGCGTTGGTCTTACGGGACATCCACCACTTGATAAGCTGCTTTATGCCCTCGATACCACCGAGGGCGGTCATCAACATAATCCAATCATTCACTCCCATTCCTTCAAGTCTAATAGTTGATACAAATTATAAACACTCCCACATAAGCACAAGCAAACGCAGCCAACTCTGCCCAGAACAGCCATTTCCGGTATTTCAATATGAAAAGTCCGGCAATCGGGAATGCAATGGTCGGCAGATACCACATCCCGGCAAAACATACCCAGAGAATTGTGGCCAACCCCGAGGCGACAGTACCCACATAGTGAACTTTACTTTGGAACTCCTCTTTGAACAGCGGTGCCGTCCCTACGAACATCAGCCCTCCACAAGCCAGGAAAGCAAGAAACTGAAAGCTCTCATTGGAGCAATCAATCCATACCGGTATAAGTAGCATGGCAGGAACAACCATCGCCGCCTGAAACAGCCACGCCGGGCTATTCCGTTTCTTCAGTTGATAGTAGGTGTCAGAGAGAGACCAGGGCACTCCGCACACTCTCACCGCATACATTATGTACATAGTGAGCAAAAACAGCGACATAAAATATAAGTAAATCATAAGCCATCAATTTAAAGGTTGAACACTAATTTTTCAGGATAACCAGAAGTGTAATCATACGCTCCGACCTCCTCTTTCGTAGCAAGTCCCATAACCACGGCCAGATGTTCCTGCGTGACATTATAGCATTCCAAGGCATACAGTTCCAGTGCGGCCAGCATCTGCAAGGCAAGAGGAATGGGGATTACATACTTCACGGTATCATACCACAGCACGGTTGTCTCCTTACCCACAGCCTGCTCGATAGTAATTGAGTTTACCAGTCCTACCCGCGTATCCTTGTCAAGCCACATCCGCTTACCACCAAGCGTAAAGGAATTCACGGCATCGGACCCGTCGTAAACAGCAATTTCATTGACCTTCGCGCTCTTCACACCCTCCAAAGTCGGCTCATAGGGAGGGATTAATTCACATTCAAGAATTTCCTTTGCAGACGCTGCCGGATGGGTTTCATAAAATGCTTTTTGTTCCGCATTCAACGGTACCCAGGCTCCATTCAGGTAATCCTCATAGGTTGTACCCACTTCATAGTTTCCGTCCAGTTCAAAATCAAGACGGACAACTTTCTCCTCTGAATAAATATGTATATATTGCATTATTGTTAAAGCCTATTTTTATTCATTATGATAAATCGGTAATTCGCTCTAATACCTGATGTAAGCGGTGCCGTATTTATTTCAGTAAATGAGCCCAGATAATCCGAAGATTTGAACATACGATACGGAGAAGAACTTTCCTGTGCTATCGCATACTTTCCGTCAGACGAAAGCCCCAAAGCAAAGCTATTGCCAATAACGGAATGTTTCAATGCCCAGGTTTTTCCGTAATCAGCGGATATACGTGCACCGGAATAAGAGTACCCCCCCTCTATAACCATATATTTCCCGTCATAGGATATGGCCAATGTACGGGCGGAGAAACTCGAATCGGTAATTTTAGTCCATGTCTTCCCATAATCCCCGGAATAATAGGCATAGTATAACTTTGATGAACTCTCCCTATTGCAGCAACACAACATGTATTTGCCGTCACCGGAAATGGCAATCTTTGTGATAGGTCCCCTGAATATTTCACTGCTAAAAGTTTCTCCATAATCGGAAGATACATATAGTTCATGGACAGTATAATTAGGGGATGATGCATATGCCACTATGTATCTACCAGAATGAGACATTTCCACACCCATGAGAGGCACAGTACTGTCTTTTAATCCATTGGAGACCCACCATGTCTTCCCATAATCCCCGGAAAGCATCAAATCATATTTGTTATTGTTATTCTTGCATACAATAGCGACCAGATTCCCCCTATCATTGCAGGCTATCGAGTTCACGGAATAGCAATTATCAGGCTTGAAAGGTTCTGCCGTCTCCAGAAAATCCGTAGAACGCAATAAACCCACATTTGCCATATAGCATGAGCAATAGATATGTCTACCGTCTCCGGACATGGCTATCCTCGTTTTATCGTTGCTGAAAAAGTATTCGTTTACATTAGTAAGGTCGGAAGGCTGTTTTCTGGTCCATGTCATTCCACAATCCTTGGAAATATCTATCAAGGCTCTACTGCTGGAGAATGCAATCACATACTGACCGTCCTTTATATTATTGCTTCGTCTTTTTAATACACTCATAAACTTTAGTCCCTTGTTTTTACGGATATTGAATAGGCACCAGCGGCATAGCACCAGATACTAATCTCAAAGATATCTCCAGCGGAAACACTGATTGAAGTACCGGACATCGAAGTGAACGCCCCGGTATTGGGTATCGGCTGTGTGAATGCCGCCGATGCGACGCAACGGATATACAAATCATTACCCACTGACATTCCGGAAGCAAGGCTGATGTTCGTGGCAGAGCCCAAACTTGCAGTGATACTTCTCTTGGAAATCGGCAGGGAGGTCAATGTCGTGACCGTATTCACACCGGTAACTGTCGGGTCACCGACACCTTGCGGACCTTGTGGTCCTTGCGCACCAGTCTCCCCTTTAGGTCCAGTAGCTCCGGTAACACCCGTAGCGCCTTTTGCTCCGGTAGCACCCTTCAGGTTCTTGAAAGCAAAGGAAAAGGTTCTGGCCAATGCGGTACCACCGAGAGAAACGGTCACGGAGGGCGTACCGATGTTGGCGTCAACCGTAGCAGTAGCACCGGTAATACTGGCACTTGCACCTGCTGCACCCGTGGCACCAGTAGCACCGGTAGCGCCTTTTGCACCCGTATCACCTTTGTCTCCTTTATCGCCCTTTGGACCTTGTATTCCTTGTGCACCAGTGGCGCCTTTTGCACCAGCAGGACCGGTAGCACCAGTATCACCTTTTACTCCTTGCGGTCCTGTGGCACCGGTATCACCTTTCATGCCCTGTGGACCTTGTACGCCTTGAGGACCTTGCGCTCCCGTATCCCCCTTCTCGCCTTTATCGCCCTTTGGACCTTGCAATTGTCCTTGACTTTGCCAATCACCGTTATACCAGGCATAATATGTATAAGGCAATGCAGTTCCAACGGAATAGAAACCAGTGATGTTTGACCCGTCAGGTACAGCAGTCTTTAAGGCATCAAGCGTATCGTAACGTCCAAGAAGGGTGAATGTATCTCCCGGCTTGCCTTTCACATAGATATCCGTCTTAACGTATTCTTTAGCGCTCTTATCCCATTGGTATACATAGTGGTCTGCACCGATGTAGGTAGGATGTTCTGCCGTATCAGTAGCATTTGCAGTAGCCGTCTCCGATTCCTGCTTGAGGGCAGCAAATTCAGTGACACGGGTACTTTCAGCATTTACACGGCCACTTTCAGCATTTACGCGTCCGGTTTCGGCTGTTTGGCGGTTAGTTTCCGCACTATTACGTGTATCCTCAGCAGTGCTTCGGGCATTCTCAGCAGTAACGCGCTTACCTTCTGCTGTAGCACGACCGGTTTCAGCATTGACACGACCCGTTTCGGCTGTCTGTCGGGTTGACTCTGCGTTGGCCCGCACTGTCTCAGCATTTTTACGTTCCTCCTCGGCGCTGACACGTTTACCTTCGGCAGTAACACGGCCGGTTTCGGCAGTTGCCCGTCCGGTCTCAGACGTCTGTCGGACCGCTTCAGCTTTGCCTCGCTCTGTCTCTGCCGTTTTCCTGAGACCTTCGGCTGTCACACGTTCCTTTTCGGCATTGATACGCGTAGTTTCAGCAGATGCGCGGGTACTTTCAGATGAAGCACGCTTTGTCTCAGCCGTTTCACGGGATTTCTCAGCTTCCTTGCGTGCGTTCTCCACTATGACACGCTCCGCTTCGGCTTTGCGCACTTCCTCAGCAGCTTCCTCAGCAGGGGCAGACAGCAACTCAAGCGGTGCCTCGACCACCGATTCTTCCATACCGGCAAGACGGAGGGCGGGCAGGCTCACGATATCGGCCAGCGAATCGACAATCTCCACATCGCCCACACCTTGGGAGCCGACAAGAAGGGCTTTCTTCACCTCCTCTACAAGCTGGTTGAACTGATTTGATTCCAATACCATAATTTTCAGAATTGATTTAAGATGGCTGGATGACGTTCAGTTGGTTAATTACCGCACGTTTCACGGCAGCTATGAGCCGCGAGTTCTTCACCACAAGTTCAAGAGCCTTGCAATACTGTTCCGGGATTTCCACCGCATCTTTCGAGTAGTAGATTTCCCGTGCCAGGTCTTCAAAGCCTATATCCAGAAGGATACTTCCGTTGTACATCATTTCATTGCCGACCGTTTCGGCTACGTCGAAGGTCTGCTTGGCGCCTTCGAATGAGGTCTGGGCCTCGATTTTCTTAAAGTTGATTTTCATACTTTCTATTTTAATTATTCTATATACTCATCCATGACAGATACCAATTCCCCAAAACCCGTTTTATCACATGCCATTCACGCCCGTTGATATTCGTCCTGGAAGAGTTCGCGAACGTACCGGAAGGAAAACTGATGGTATTCCCGTTCGGCATTATCCATATCTCATGCCCGTCAGAAGAGGACGGAAGGGATATAGTACAGTTGCCGTAAAAAAGCAGTGTGTGGTCGGTCGCCTTAATGCTGTACCTTGTAACCGAAGAGAGTATCACGTCAGTATTCCGGTATACACCTTGCGTCTTCAGCGGCCCGGCAATTTCCAGAGTCCCGGAGGACGGAGCATACATCTTCCCCACTATCACATCACCACCGAAATAGCTCTCGCCGGAAGATACGTGTATGGCCCTATTGCGCCCCGGAATGGTTGCAGAGATGGTTACCACCCCTTTGACTGTGCCCGCTTCCATAGTCTGGTAGGGCCTTATCAGGATGCTATTGGCTCCTCCGTCCGACGCTATCGCATGCAGATAGTAGCTCTTGCTGAGTTCGAATTGCGTAGTGCTATCTGTAAGGTCGGTCACGAACGCTCTCGAGTTGGTGGATATACCGTTACCATGCAGATACAGATAGTCACCTATCCGGCCGCTGGAGGCGTTTATCTTTCCGTTTACGGTGATGCCGTTCAATATGGCGTTGGCACCGGAAATATTTCCTTTCAACGTAAGATTATTGGCTGTGATATCGTTAAGCGTGGCATTGGCACCGGATATGGTACCTTTCAGGGTAAGGTTGTTCGCGGTGATATCGTTCAAGACAGCATCCCTGCCCGTTATACTCCCTTTCAAGGTAAGATTATTGGCGGTGATATCATTCAGTGTAGCCCCCGCCCCGGTAATGTTGCCCTTCAACGTAAGGTTATTGGCAGTAATGTCGTTCAGGATGGCGTCAATACCTGAGATATTGCCTTTTAATGTCAGATTATTAGCTGTAATGCCGTTCAGCGTAGCATCCGTGCCCGTTATGCTGCCCTTTAGAGTCAGGTTGTTTGCCGTGATGTCGTTCATCGTCACACGCCCGTTTGTATCGACCACGAAACTACCGTTGATGATGGTCTTTCCCGTAAAGTTTATCCGGTCAGCCTCGATTGTAGCATTGGATATCAGCCTGCCCGCTTCGCCTTCGGTGATGAACGCGCTGATTTGAGCACGCCTGACGATATCACCGTTGGGGTCGACCTTTTCCGCAAACATGGTGGCAATATTGCTCTCCGTCACTAAACCGGCTTTGTCGATATTGGTAATGTTACCTTTGGAATCGAAGGTTATCTTCTGCACGAACTGGTCTATACGGCTGGCCGTCTGGCTGATGGCTGAGGTATGCTGTTCCACGGTACCCTTCAGGCTGTTTGTGGCGGTCACCATACTTTCTATCTTCTCGGCAGTCACATGAAAGCTGCCTGCATGGGCGAACAGCTTGCCGTCCAGGTCAGAGACGGACGCACTGAAGTCTGCACGAAGACCGCGGGCCGATATGTCAATAGCAGACTTATATGCTTCGGTGATTCCAGTCTCAAGGCCTACAAGACCGGACGTGAATTCAGCTTTCAGACCACGGGCGGAGATGTCGATAGCAGAGGTGTATTCTTGCGTTATACGACTCTCAGTATTCGTCAGGTCCTCCGTGAACTTCGCTTCAAGGTTGCGCGCGGTAAGCAGGAATTCACTGTGATACTCTTCAAGCTTGCCTGCCGTGCTTCTGATTTCGTCAAGGTTCGCCTGAATCTTCTTGTCTGTAAGTTCAAAACGCATATTGAATTCCTCGCGCAAGTCAGCAAGAGCATCATCGGTTAGCGTAAGTGCATACAAGTACATGTCACCGGTAAAAGACATGTGGAAATCACCGGTTCCGTTCCACTTACCGGTTATCTCCATCTGTTTGAATTCAGTACTGGGATATAGGTCCTTAGAAAAGGAAATCGGGGTGTATTCCTCAAAACCTTCTTTGTTCTCGTTCTTGAAATGGAAGGCAAGAGTGCCGGGGCGCTTCACCAGATACTTGAAAGAGATAGTGAACTGCCGGGGGCGCTTGAGTTCGTCGAAGGTCTCAAAATCCGGATGGCGGTAAAAGTCTGAGTTGACCTGCTCGATATAGCTGTTCTTAAGGCGTAGCACATTCTTTGCGCGTTCGCTTACTATATCGGCGAAAGATTCCTTGTTCGCATAGAAGTTACTGTTGAAGTACAGCAGCCGACCGTCAACTCGGAAGATGCGTATGTTGCTGCTACCGGTCCAGTACTGCATGTCAGCGGCAAAAGACGCATTGTTAAGGTAATTGTTCAGGGCATTGATTTCATCACGCACGGATGAGATTTCAGACTTGATAAGTCCTTCAATGACAGTGAACATTGTCAGGATGTCCTCACCGGCCATCGTAAGGAATCGCCCTTTGATTTCTACGCCACCTTCCGGTGTGTACTTGATGTAAGTGCTCTCATCACGGGCGCCGATATAGGAAGTACCGTACACTTTCATGTAGGCATGCCCGGTGGATTTGTCAACACCGAAGGAGATTACATCTTTCCCCGTTAGGTTGAAGTCGTCAATGCCGGTGTAGAAAGTTATAGACGGGGATGTCTCGTTGGTAGACGATAGCACGATTGCGCTTTGAAGGTCTACATCTGTACGGTGGCCCAATCCTATAATATCGTCACCTGCTTGGGGGATATCACTACCTTCATCACAGATGGCCTTGGATAAGTCAATATAGTCACGTCCCACAGCCATGACTTCACGCCAATAGTAGCGGTTGGAGGCGTTCAGGGTAGTCCCTTCGACGATGTTGCACTCCTTTGCTTGCGCCAGCGAGCCTACACTGAACTCGTTGGCTATCGCCTCACCGTCCTGCTCGGCAAGGAAACTGCAGCGGTAGACGTCTTCCAGTTCCTCCACGCGGATGCACTTCATACCGGCATGGGTGATTATTTGTTCACCGCCTACATGGGTAGCTCTCTTGACTTGCAATTCATCAAAGACGGCCTTTATCTTCACATATAGACGGTCAACGACAGCCTGCGAGGTGCCGTCCTTGCGTACCGTGATACCGCTGCCGTTCTTGCCTATCAGCAATCCCTTCAAAAAGTTTATGATTTCTTCCGCTACGTCGCTTGCGTCCTTGCGGAGGAACATTCTCAAGGTACGCAAGGCTGAGAACACATTGAAGTTGCTTGCGGCCGTAGCGTCGTTGGTCTTGATGACATAGATGTTGCTGCCGCCGGTACCGGTGAAGGTCTGACCTTTGAAAGTCAACTCCTCGACCTTACCTTCTATGTCGGAAATGCGGGAATAGGCGGTGCTCTCGCCGACAGTGTACTGTGGGGAGTCGTAAGGCAAGTCCAGCTTGATTTCAAAGCCAATGACACGGGACAAGCGCCCACCATTGAAATAGGTGGGATTGACAAGGTTGATGCGCTGGCCGATGTCAAAGCTGTGATTGATTGGGTCTTTGTGCACCCAAACAGAGTTCAGCGTAGCCGTATAGGTACCGTCGTCGATGCAGGCCTTTGCCACGTACTTCCTGGCGGTGGCAAGCAATTCCTGCTCGGCAATAGCAACCAACCCAAGTTCGGTTATCTTCCCGGCATTCCAGCCGTACAGCACATATCTGTCACCTTTTGCCGGAAACAGCACTTCATCCGGCAGGGGTCTGCCGTAGTCCTCGTTACGGATAATCTCCCAAAGCTGGGCGTCAGGATTCCATGTGCCGTCGTCGTTCTTCTCGGTCAGGCCAAGAGGGTTGAAGGCAGCACCGAACTCCATGCCGTTGAGCTTGCCGGATTTGAACCTGATTTTGAGTTCCTGTCCTTCAAGGATGTATTCCTTCGAGAAGTTGATGCCTGAATCCTTGAACCGGTAGAAGGTAGCTTTTGTCTTTGTACCATCTTCATTATCTACCTCGCTCTCATAAAAGCTTACACCGGTGATTTCACCTACTCTTTTGGGGCAGATGTCATCAAATACAACAACGGCTTCGACAGCTTCCAAATCGGTCAAGCCCTCGTGGGCATCCACGTATGGAGTGCCTGCCGGAAGCATAAGGCGCTTCTGGACGATACCGTTGACAACAGCGGTCTGGTCTACCGGGCGATAGTTGGTAGGGATGTTTCTTGTTGAACCGAACGCATAGATTCTTGTAGCATAAGTACCCTTGCTATCACTCCGGCTCATGTCCTTGGCTTCCTTATCCAGTTCTATCTTAACAGCATCGGAGAACTCACAGCGTCCGAAGTTGATTACATGGTCCGTTACCCAACAATCACAACCCCAGTTATCAGCCATGCTGAACATAGCATCAATGAGGTTGGTATTGTCATAGGTCATCAATTTGGAGGAGTTCTCGACACTATCGTCAATGGAAAACACGAAGTCTTTTCCCTCATATTTATAACCAAGAGCTTTCAAATTGCGAAGGAATACACCCATCTGGACATCCAGTGAAGCGGTAAGGGACCAGGACGCTTCCAGTCCTCCGTACTCCGGGGTGTACTTGAATATCTTTGTTTTCCACTTGAAATAGTAAGCGTCAAAACGAAGTTCATAGGAGTAGCCTCCGTTCTTGTAGGTCGGATAGGGAATATCTACAATCTGATAGATTTTTGCCAATTTACCGCCCATGGAGGCATCGAGTACCCCACGCAGGTCAACGTAATCACCTACTTGGAAATCGACTGGGGACAGAGTATTAAAAGGTAGTACGACATAGTCCTCTTTCATTAAAGAGAACTTGCCTTTTGCACCGGGATTGATACCAGTTGAAAAGCGGGTATTGCCTTGTATGTCCTTAATATCTATCATGTAAACAAAGGTCGGACATAAAAAAAAGAAGCCCTAAAAATTAGAGCTTCCATACACGACAATGAATTTAATGTCGTAAATTTCTAGCCTACAACACGGTTAGATGGATTATACTCACAGAATTTGGCTGATATTTTCCCAAATGTCCGGTCTAAGCTTTGGGCATAAGAAACGCTCTTTCCTAAATATAGCAAATGATAAATATCACTACTGTTCTCAGGAATCTGAATATCAATTTTACCTTTGTAAAGTTCTTCATAAAAAGCTGTTTTCTTTGCCTGATAATCGGCAGGAGAATCACCTTCTACTGTAAAAACAAGAGTTAACTCACGCTCATCAAGCTTGGGGTTATCCATAAGAACTTGTTTCCCATGTTCCAAGCGTGATTTATTCTCTATAAACTCTTTCAGAGGTACCGGTGCTCCCAGTACATCAAGAAAGTTATCTCCCATTCTAACACCCCACTCTTTTAGGGCTTCTCTTCCGTTTATTATTAATTCTGCCATAACTATTATAGATTCTTTATATCCTGCTTGATATCATTTGTATTATCGAGTATTCGCGGACTATTCTTGGCAAGAATAACAGAGTTTTCAAGTATATCTCTACGGTCCATGTTACCTTCTACTTGGAATGTTCTCATTTCATCTACGATTCTTTCCATATTGGAGACTTTATCGGTCAACGTTCGTAGGTCATCAGTTGGAAAGACAATATTTATGTGTTGCTGATAGCTATTTGCTATCACTTCCTTATTTCTATTTGCGATGTCAGAACTCCCGGACATCAATATAGGAATATCTTCACTACTAAGATTAAGCAATGACAATTTGTTATTAATGGATGACAACAAATCGGTCTGTTGAACAGTTTCCGCTCTAATTCCTTCACTGCTCTCATATATGGCAGTAGCTCTTCCGCTAATCTCCTCTCCGGTATCTTGCGACACAGTTTCATACCCTTTGGAAGATGCCTGCTGTGAAAACATGGTTCCAAAGAACTGGTTGATGGCATCCACTTCCTTCTTCATGTCATCAGCCATTGTCTGTTTCATGGAATCAAGCAGCTGCTTTTCTTCGGAAGTCAGGTTGTCGTCTCCCATGGCTTTTTGCCATTCATTGTACCACCTCTGCATCTGGGGCTTGAAGTTCTCTACGTACATAGCCTTTATAAGAGCCTTACGCATATATTCTCCCATGTCATCAGAAATTTCTTCCGCTGTAGCCTCTATATCGTACAAGGAATTCAGGATGCCATCAGAAAAGGACTCCCATTCCTGCTCAGCTTCATTACGGGCGTTCTCCGCTTCTTGAGCGGCTTCTTCCGCACGATTGATAGCACCTGTGTCAAGAGACGGGAACAAAGCGTTGGCAGCATCCACTATGTCAACACCGGCTTTCTGAATCTCGGCTATCATTTCGTCCAGTGTCTTACGCTCGGCGGTATCTATGGCACCGTCCTTCATAAACTCGGTATATTGGTCATACCAAGCCTGAATCTGAGGTTGGAGCTGGGCGGAAAACATGGAATCAACCAAAGCATTACGCATAAACTTATAGATATTGTCGGCCACATCCTCGGCGGTAGCTTCTGCGTCATAGAGCACACTCCTGATACTGTCGGAGAAAGAATCGAACGCCTTCCTTACCTCCTCGCCAGAGTCTTTCCAAACATCGCTGATTTCTCCGGCAGCATCGGCAACCTCCTTGCTCAATTCGTCAATGTCATTCTTGATATTGGCACGTTCTTCATCGGTTACAAGTCCATCCTCCGAGTATTCCTTCCATTTCTCCCAGATAGCTTTGATACGTGGTTCATATTGCTCGACATACATGGCTTCGATAAGTTCCTTGCGCATGGATTCGGAGATATTCTTGGCAACGGCTTCGGCTGTTACCTCGGCATTGGTAAGAGAGTTCAATATGCCATCGGAGAAGGACTTGAATTCCTCTTCAAGTTCCTTCTTCATGTTACTCTCGGTAATCCCAAGAGTATCAGAAAGAATGTCTTTGGCGGCTACGATGTCATTAGCCAACTTTTCAGCTTCGCTTCTCAGTGTATTACGTTCAGCATCGGTTATATCGCCGTCAGACATGGCTTTCTGAACCCGTTTATAAAACTCTTCTATCTGTGGTTGGAAGGTATCGGAAAACATCCTCTCAACCATTTGTTGACGGATGTACTCGAAGATATTGTCTGTTATGTCTTCGGCGGTGGCTTCGATGGAAGACATGGCAGACTTGACGTTATCAACAAACGGCTGCAGGTCTTCGGCGTCCTTCAGTTTGTCTGTGAAGATGCTGTTCACACCCTCAACACCTTTCATCATCTGCTCAATGTATCGGTCAACCTGAGAACCGAGCTGTACCATGTCACTCTCGGACAATCCGTCTTGGGAAAGTTCTTCAAAAGTCTTGTACAACTCTTCCATCCTGCCCTTGTATTCTTTCTCGTACAAAGCCTTTATCATTGCCTGACGGAAGTAATCATAGATATTATCAGAAACATCCTTGGCCGTCACATCAAGGGAAGTAAGAGAACTCTGCATACTACCGATGAAATCCTCATAGTTATCCGTGCTACTGTCGGTATCCTCTTTGGTCCATCCGAAAATTTCCGCAAGCTTGTCACGTTCGGCAAGTGCGGAACCGGCAATTGCGTCATACTGCTTCCGAAGAGCCTCCATCTCCTCCTTCGTAATGCCTCCTTGGTCTTTATTGGCCTGGGCAAAGGCATCGTACCACGTTTGAAGGTCCTCGGTAAATTTGTTGCCTACCATTGTGGTAAGCACAGCACGCTGCATATATCCGCTGAAACTGTCAGAAAAGTCTTTCGCGGAACTGCCCATATCCATGAGGGTATCCACAAAACTGTCGAAAACGCTATCGAACGTTGTCTGTGTCAGTTGTTCACTAATCTGGTTCTGAATATCCTCAATCCTTTCCTCTCCATCTATAATGCCGTTCAAATATTCTTGCACGTCACCGTCCATCTTCGCCCAGAAGGCAGGAGCTTCGGATTTAAGCTTCTCCAGCTGTTCTGTGGTCAGGTCAAACAACCCCGTCATTCTTCCGGTGCCGATAAACTCCTTGGCAGCTTGGACAGACATATCAAGCGCGCTGGCGATGTCCTGCCATTCACCTGAAGAGGTATTCTTTACCATGCGCTTGCCGATGGAATGGGAACCGACAGACGCACCGGAATTAAGACGTTCTTTTCCCAGTAGGCGATATGCCTCAATTTGCTTTTCAACAAGGCCAAGCGCCTCTTCTCCTACCTTGTCTGCCTCCATGCCGTAGGAAATGCTGATGTATTCCTGCTTCTTGTCTATCAGTTCATCCCATATCTCATTGAGCCTGGTGTACTCCTCAACCATCTCGTTATAGTGGGAATAATCGGCACCGAACATCCCGTCCAATGCGGACACTACAGAGGAAATTCCAGAAACCGCACTCATTGCGCCTCCGACAATATCACCCGACATGATTTGCCCGACCCCGGATGCCGTTTGTCCTAAGCCGCCAAGCGCATCAATGGCACTTGTTATCTTACTGTCGTCAAATCCGAATATGTCGGCGATACTTGAGCCAAACTCATTCAATGCAGGGGCAAAAGACGTCACAGTATTTCCTATATCGGTGATTCCTTGACCGATTTTCTTGGAATCGTTACCACCCTTTTTTATGGCTTCTATCCCTTTCTCCAAGTCAGAGACGAAAGCCTGCCACGGTGATTTGCCTTTCAGCTCATCCTTTAGCCCTCTGATTGCATCTGTTATGTCCTTTATGGAGATTTCACCCTTTTCTATCTTTTCAATGTCCTTATCAGTGAATCCGAGTGCTTTCAATTCGTCAAGTGTAACATTCGTTCCGTCACTTTCCTTTGTACCAGACATGTACTTGACAAGTGTTTCATACTTATCAATGATGGACTGAATAGCGGAAACGGACTTATTGCTGGTATCTTCAAAGAGGTCTGCCATCGCCTTTGTGGAGTGACCGAACTGTTCATCAAGCTGTTCAAGAGCCTTGTTCTTTTGGGCTACCTTGGAAGCGTACTCCGGGCTGTCGGTTTGCAGTTTGACTATCTCGTCATTGTATTTCTGTACAAGGTTCTTGCGCTTCTCCTGATAGTTTCCGTACTCAATGAAGTATTCCTGCCATGCTTTTTTGTCGGCTTCAAGTTTGGCTTTACTTGTTGAATCAATATCGCTTTCTCTTTTTTTAGCGGCATTAGAAGCCCATGTGCCAAGTTTCTCCTCTTGTTTATCTGTCAGTTTTCCACCTTGCTCCGTTTCCCAATCCTTGCGCTGTTTTTTAATAGCATCCAGTTCTTTTCGATAGTCCAAGTCAATCTGAGCCAGCTTCTTTTCAGTACCATCCTCCATGAGGTTGATTTCATCCTGCTGGTTTTTCCGACGAATGGAAAGGAGTTGTTCGGCAAGCAGTTCTTGCTGTTTGAGTTGCTTGGCGGCTTCTTTCTTGGCTTGATTTTCCTGCTTAGTCAACGAGCTTCCAGTAATTCCTCCTAAGTCTTTATATTTCTTTTCGGCAGCTTCCATCTTGCCTTTGGCATCTTTCACCTGCTCCGATGTAGCTTCTTGGTCTTTAAGTAATACTTCATAACCTTTCTTTGCCTTTTCCCAATCGGCTTTAGCTGCTGCAAGGTCTTGTTGGTAAGTAGTCTTATTCTTTTCGGTTTCAATACGGGTTTGTTTTGTTGATTTAGCCGTATCTATAAGATTTTTAATGTCTTTTACCTCATAAATTGCTTCATCAGACAAAGAACCTTCCACGTCAATTGGAAGTTTCATCTTTACTTTTCCATTCCCATCTTTTCCTTTGATTCGTTTTTCAAGTTCAGAAATATATTCGTCAAACTTGCTAATATCAACATCTTTCAAGCTTGATATGAATTGCTCTGATATACCCTTTCCTCTCTCAACAAGAAATTCGTCTCTGTAAAAACGAAGTTCCTTTAGTTTGCTAATTTCCTGCTGGGTTAGTTTCCCACCATTAATTTGTTTTGCGGAAAGTGTGTTTTCATAATCAGAAACCGCTTTATTAGCTGCTTCAAAATCTTTTGCAACTCTTTCTCCGGCTCGTTTTGAATCTTCCTCGGCAATCTGCCTTTTAAGTTCAAGAATATCCGCTAACTTGATGCTCTCTATGTCGTACTGGGAGAATATCTTCGGGTATTCCTTGCGTAATTCTGCCAAACTTTGCCCACGTTGCAAATCAGCCAAAGCAATATCACGAGAGCTTTGAATAAGACCCTCTATTTTTTGTTTACGTTCTTTCTCTTGTTTTGCCGACTCTTCTTGTTTCTTGTTGAAACGCTCTTGTGCCTTTTCAGCAATGGATGTATTATCTGCCAATGTCCACATAGCAATCCCAAGAGAAACTATGGCAGTTCCAGCTAATACATAAGGATTCATTGCGAGAACTTTGTTATATGTAGCTTGAGCAACAGTAGCAGCTTTGGTTGCTGCAACCTTTCCCCATATAGCCTTTGTAAATCCTTGCTCAACAATGGAGTTCACCAATAGCCCAGTTCTATAAACACCATATATTGAAACGAGAGCCAATACACTTTGCCCTATAACTTCGTAGTTCTTAACTACAGTATCAGCAACAGATATACTTCCTGAAATCAAATCTTGATTAGCAAGTCCTATCTCAGCCAAAGCAGTAGTTATTGTATCTTCAAAGTTTGACATTTGTCCCTCAATAGTCTTTGCAATAGCTTCCGTAGAGCCTTCAACGCCTTTCATTGAGCCAAATTGTTCAACGGCTTTCATTACAGATTCAACTGTTCGGTCACATTCAACTGTCATATCACGGAACGAAAGCTTAACTTTATTCCCTTCTGTTTGAACACGAACACCGAACTCTTTCCAACGCTCTGGATTATTTATATCAAGTATCGCCTCTGTTAGCTGGTCGAAAGGTTTTGCTACTGTATTGGTAAAATCTCCCATTTTTTTCATGGCATCCATCGAAGGAGTGATACCACGATTGACGAATTTTATAAAATCATCCGTCAGTTCATCAAGTTGGAAGTTTGTTTTTGCGGCAAAGCTATTTATGTCAGATAGATATGCTTTTGCTTTTTCGGAACTACCATTCAGAGCATTAGTTAATACAGATTCATACTTTTGAAACATTCCAGCTGTTGATACTACATTTGAAGCAACTTGTTTCAACATTGCGATTCCACCAATAGCAGCAAGTGTCTTCTTGAATGAGACTCCTACACCTTCATTAACGGTAACAACAGCCTTGCTTTCATCCTTGAACAAAGCGTATTCATCCTTTAGAGCTTTGGTAGATAATCTTGCAAGAGCTTGTTGTGATTGTAATTCACCAAGAGCATACTTTTGTTCTCCTAATGCTGCCTTTGCACGGTTTAATTCATCTGATAAAGATTGTCTTTTAGGGTCGTACTTTCCTAATTTCTTATATTGTTCTGTAAGCATTGAAACATCATTCTGTGTCTCACGTATGATGTCTTTTTGTTTAATGATCTCTTCGGATAAGGAATTGACAGCTTTTTCGCCATCGTATATACCTTTTTTGAATCCCGTTTCCATCTCCGCTCCAGCTTTGGCTGCATTAGTTACCAACTCATCCAACCTTTGATTAGATGCAGCAAGTTGAACATTTAAAGCCTTGAAAGCAGCAGGAGACTGCGTGCCATCCATGCTCATTAACTCCTGCTTTAATTTTGCAATTTCATTACGAAGTCTTACAACTTCTTCCCAGTCACTACCTACCTTAAAATATAATTTCGCCATATCTATTTCTTTTTCCTACGATTAGCCAATTCCTTACCACTGATTCTATTCACTTTTTGACCACCATATACTGCGTGTAATTTATCCCGTTGCATCATCAGCAAATTCCGATAAGGGATAACCTCAAACACTTCTGTATAACTCAGATGAAGCGTGTCAATCAAATGGGCTATCTGCCCGAAGAACGTTGCGTTTCCTACTGTTTCGGTCTTGCTGCCAGCATCGACACGTTCCTCATCGAGCTGACACACTGAAAAGCCGAAATATCCATCATAGAGAAACAGACTTCCAAGGCATCTTTGACTTCTTCAAAAGTGCCGTTCTCCAATTCTTTGACCAAACTATCATTCCCGCAGATGAAGCATGAAATACCTTTCAGCATATCTTCAGTAGCTTTAGGAAGCTCTTTAATAGCCTCCATGATATTATCTCCTCGCAGGGCGATATTGGAAAAATGATGAATGGCACGACAGATAACTTTAATTGTAGGCGGTTTGATGGTATAAACGATTCCACCTATCCCTACATTTTTAAAATCCAGCCCTAATAGGGCATCAGAAACCGTTTTTGCTGCTTGATTATTCATAACATTAAATTAAAAAGGCGGTGAGCAACCACCCACCGCCATCTGAAAACAATCCTTTTACTGAAAAATTATCAACCTTCCGGCACTACAACTTCCGATTCGTCAAACCACTTTTCGGAAGCCAATCCATCTACACCTGTGGAAAGGGGAACGGCCGAAACAGCCAATCCGACAGCTTTATCGGTATTAGAACCACGAGCATTGATAGCCGCTTTCGGGAACACAACATAAACTCCGTCTTTGGTTTTACCAATCACACATTTATGAATAGGCTTATACTTGCCTCTTTCCCAATTCTTTTCAGTGGCTTTACCACCTTGCAAATCAGCCTTTGTAGCATAATCATACTCACCAATGGTAAAGTTGATTTTCACCTCACCCGGTTCGGACGTTTCCCGATAGTACTCACCTGTCAAAGCGTTTTTGTAACGAGTTACACTCGCTTCCGCTTCTTCGTACTGGTACGTATCACCATGTACATTCTGTACCTTTTTCGTGGTTGCTTTTGCCAAAAGAGCGGCAATTTCACCACCAGACAAACCAGTGGCTTTATCTGTTACTGCTGTGATGGGGTCTGCATAATACAGTTCGTCAATTTCTACTGCTGTAATCATATCATTTTACATTTAATACATTAAACAAAATTCTCACATTCACATAATGACACTTCAAAGCTGTGTCCGCTTCCGTACCAATTGAATCGATTGAATAACAATAGGTTGTACCATCATAGGAGCTTACCACATTATCAAACAGATTATTAGCTTGTCTTTCAAGTCCATTCAAACGGATGGTATTGGCTTCTCCCTCTTTCAAATCGGGAACACATAGGTTCACTTCGGCAAAGGACTTCTTCCAGTACTTACCAAGTTGCTGCTTTTTGGTGTGGATGACAATCCTTTCGGACTTCAATTCACCAACAAGCGTTTCACCGTCCGGTACTATGTCTATCCCGAAAGCCTTGCAATCCCAGTAGAGAATGTTTCCTATGTCGGTAGTTACTATCATTCAAACTCTTCTTTTAATCGTTTCTCCGCATACAAAGCGGCACCACTTAAAACATCATATCCCTTAGATTCAACAAATGAAGCGTATTCCGCTTCGTTTTTCAGAGTTAAACCGCTTTCATCAACATCGTAATCATTGGACGTTCTCAAAGTGAGTGTATGGTCTTTATAATCGCCGTGTTCCTCTGCGTACTTCACGGCTTCATCGCCAATATCAATCATCTTCTTCTCGACTTCCCATTCTCCGTCTTGAAAGAACTGCTCGACATCCGAGAAATCAAAATCTACATCCATAGTTCCGAATAGTTAAAGTAGTTAGTATTCTTCACCGTGTAAACCTTACCTTGACCTCTTACGTTCTCTCCATCCATACAACGGACCTCCTGCCCTGCCTTAACAGTGATTCTCTTCTCACAGACTACATGATAGTTCGGGCGATACACAGAGCCATTATCGGATGAAAACTCCTTTGTAATGTTGTCATCACAACGGCATCTGCATATATCCTGCCAGCTCTCACCACCTGTGCCGGGAATAGGTCTGCCGAACTCATCCTTATCCATCGGAGTGATAACCTTAACCTGCAATATGTGGGGAGCGAATATCATAAGAAAGTCACTTTAGGTTTGTTACCCAGTTCGTCTTTCAAACCGTACTGTTTACACAGCCATGAGTACAATTTCATTAGACTATCAACATAATTAGACCAAGACACAGAAAATCCGCTTTCGCTGACCGAAGATGGATTTTGTATCATCCACGGAATTTGCTTTGCACAAGCGACCTCTAATCTTGCCCGATTTTCCTCGGCAAAAGGTTCTTCACCATCCAATCCCGTTCTTGAAAGTATATTTTCAACTACAAGATTAGACGGGGTGTTCTTATCAAATACGCTTAGTACAAACTCCTTGTTACTCATGGCTGCTATCATTCAATATGGTGTAATCAGTTTACTATATGCGGTATAGCTATAATGCGTACAATGTTTAGATTTATAGATGTATCTGAACGGACATTTGGGAACATTAATTCGTATCCCTTGAATAGCCATTCCCTCTTTTATCGAACACATCATAGCCGGGTTATTTGCAACCAAAAACATGGGATGCGTCATGGTCAGTACAACACAATCAGCCGGAGCCGTTTCCAAAGTGATAAACTGAATATCCGGCAGACCAACATCAACCGATGGATTCACGTATTCACACTTAGGAGATTCCACACTTGATGCCTGCACGCTCAACGAAACCAAAGACATCATTAAAAAGCCACACATGGCAAAAATAAAATTCTTCATTTCTTTTCTGATTTATAAAATTAGACAATGGAAGGGCAGAAGCACTACCCTATCCTTTTACTCGATACCTAATGCTTCTTTCAGTTTGGCTGTTGATTCTTCATCCAGTTCTGCAACCTTAGCCAAAAGAGTTTCCTCTTTCATATTGCCGGAAGCTTGCGCACCGATAGACTTCAAAGCATCAATCAAAGCCTTCTTCTCAAACTCCTTTTCAAAGAGGGAGATTTTCACCTCCTTCTTTTCTTCAGGGGCTTTCACTTCGGTATTTTTTGCCTCAATCCGTTCAGCAAGTCTGCGGCTTTCCATATCCAGCACACGGGCTTCCTCACCGACTTCAATCACTTCACCGGGAGTATAATACTTTCCGGTGAACTTGTCGCGGAAAACTGATATAACCTTTACTTTCATATCCTACCTCCTTATGCTGATTGGATGGATGCAATTTCGCTCAAATCGAAATTAGTAATCAAATCCGGATTGGAAATCTGCGGAATCCACTCTGCCGTATATTCCATGTAGCGACCATTTTTGTCACGGTAGTTGGAGATAAGCATCTGTCCCTCTGACGGGATATAAGTACGTCCTTGTACCGGGTCTGTCGCTTCATACGGGGTATGATGGCGCATATAACCAATGTTGTCAGAAGGCAACAGAGAAATACGGTTATCCGCGTAAATCTGCACATTCTTTCCCGTCTGGTCTTTCACGTAGTCCTCCTTGATTTCGATGCGAGGCAGACCGATGCCGGTGAACACTTCGGAAGCCAAAGAAGAGGAAACCAATCCCGTACTCAACTTCATTTCGTTGCTGCCGAGAATCATCTTGTACTGCTCACCAAATTCAGATGAACCAAGAATAAGCTTGTTGAAAGATGCACGAGTCATAACCATCTTGGCATAAACGCCATAGTCCGGTGCCAAGGAATGAAGTTTCTCTCTCAAATAAGAGATAAACATATTCTTTCCGTCCACAACCACATCTCCACTTTTCGGCTTGATAAAATTGAACGGAAGGGTAATCTCCAGCAGTTTATTATTGGTCTGACCGGAAGTGATTGCAGCGTCTTTGTTGTAAACGGTGGCTTCACCAAGCATCAACAGCGCACCGACAATAATATCCATACGCTTGTGGGCAGCAAGGGTAATCTGACGGTAGTCGTCTGCCAGGAAGTTTACAATCTCTTCCATTGCAGCCTTTTGGTCGGCTGGCTTAGCTGCATTGAACTTGTCAATCAAATCCTGTAATTCGGAAAGACGGTCAATAGACATCTGATAAGCATCACCCAAATAGGCAATCTCACCATATCCGGAACCGATGTTCCGACGTTCACGGATGGGTTTCTCTCCAAAACGTGAATTGATAGAGCCGGCCATAACTCCGGTTACAGAACCGATATAATCCTTGAACACACGAGTAGTTACTCTGCGAAAAGTAAGATACTGCTGCCAATAGATTGTGTCCTTGCGTGTCTGGTTCACACGTCTGATGATAGCGGAAACAATGTTCGCATCATCGAATAATGTTTGAATCGTTAAAAACATATCCTACCTCCTTACTCGTTAAATTCAAACCATCCCTTCATGTTGGCTTTATCGTTCTCAGAGAACGGCATAACCAATTTTGAAGGTTCAATCTCTGCGGCTGTACGAAGCAATGAAACCAATGTAATTCCGTCCTCAACCTTTGTACGGTTGTACAGAGCCGAATTAGCGACATGCTTTTGCTTTAAACCATCAACTGCAACCGCATTGAATAATACAGCATCTTTGGCAATATTCTCACCAAAAGCAGCCTTGATAGTCAATACATCATAACCGACATTAGACTTATCAATTGCCGTTACTTCTGCACCTTTCTTGCCGCTTCCGACAAACATACCCACATAAGCCAAAGAGTTCTTGGCTACTTTGATAGACAAAGCCTCTCCACCAGTGGTATAGGCTTCCACAACTCTCACATTGATTACCGCATAAGCGAACTTGTTTTTCAAGTCCGCACAAATCGGTGTAAATCCGGGAAGAAAACTTCCCACTACCAGGTTCTGCGTGTCGAGTTTGAACGGACCACGTCTACGAATACCGGTCTGGACATCGTAGCGTTCCTCTTGCTCAACGGGCGGAACCAAGTCATACTTAAATCCTGCTGACATAATTAATTCTTGTTTTGTTCAACAATAGTTTTCGTTCCCTCATCAATCATCTTAGCGATAGATTCAGATTCTTTCTCAATCTTCGCTTCCGCTGATTCGGGAGGGGTTACGCCTTTGAAGCCGTCATTTGCAAACTCCTGCTTCAAGTCCTTGAAGTATGCGTCCAAGTCCTCATCGTCCTTAATGGCGCATCGTTTGGCGTAGCTTTCGGGAATACCATACTCCTTTGCCTTTGCCAAAATCTGCTGGCTACGTGTTGCTTGAGCCTTTTCCGTTTCTAACTGTGTTAGCTTATCAGAAAGGTTCTTGTTGGAGTCAATTAAAGCTTGCGCCCATGCAGGCACATCGTCTTTATTCTCTTCCGTTTTGGTGGTTGTGGTAGTCTCGATTGGCTTACCGTCTTTAAGGTTATGCCTCTTCTCGTAGTTAGTCACAGCCGTTTTTGAAGCATCCCCGGCACGGAAATCACCATAGGAATTAAGCACGTCCGAAAAGCTGATACCCTCAATAATAGAGTTTACCTTTGTCTCGTCCGTTACACCCTCTGCCTTCTTAGTAGCAATTCGGGTAAGAATAGCAGTGTCCACCCCAGCGAATTTCTGTTGTAGCCCTGCTAAGATTTGTTCTAAGATTGTCATACCGTATGAATTTGATTTATAAATTTCTACGGTAAATTTCGGCATTAATAAGCTATGTGAGAAATTATCAGATAGGTGATACACGACAATAAAACGATTGTCGTAAAATGGTATAAAAAAGGCGTGACTATTGCCACGCCATAACAAATATTATTATCTTATCAGAAACCCAACATCGCGGCTGGAGGTATATTCAGCACTCGACATAGCAACCTCGCAATTTTGAGGGTCGGTTCCGAACGTCCAGAAATATAGTCATTCACACGCGATGGACTTATTCCAATCTCACCAGCAAGTTGCTTTTGACTCATCCCTTTCTCTTCAAGGGATAGCTCTATCAATTCCGCAACAGTCGGCTTTTCTATCGGATAATGTTCTTTTTCGTATGCTATCACAATATCGGACATAACTGTAAGCTCCACCGCATTCTTATCATTTGAAGGCGTATTGTCATCAACCAATGGCAGAAGTTCCTCCACTCTCGCCAAAGCAAATTCATACTGTTCTTTCGTTACTTTATTCATACTTCTATCTCTTAAATGGTTGAACAATCTATCTTATCGTAATCTTTATGAGTACCAACCCAGCGAATGAAGACGTACCCAATTGTAAACTTAACAACGACAACCAACCGATAGTTGTTGCCTCTGATATTGAAAACGTAGTGTTGGTTGCCTACATAGTCAGCAGAAAGAAAATCCACTTTAATGTCTGATAGGTTCTTCCATTCAGCTTTTTCCGCTATATCATACCAACGTTCTAAGGCTATGCGTGAATCTTCATAGCCTTTCGTCTCGTAGAACTCTTTCAATTTCTTATGTGATACAATCCTCATACCTCTTTTGTTTGATGCAAAAATATGAATTAATTTTGAATTATAAAATTTTTCCAGAGAATATATTCTATAATATAGAATTTAGCAATAAAAAAGCGGAACTAAATTAGCTCCGCTCAATAGTACGATAAGAACATGAAGTAATGAATTATACTTTGGAGTTAGGAAACGCTGCATTGCTATTCTTTGCCCCTTGTTCCTCCTTGATTTCTGCAAGCTCCTCTTCTACCCTATCGACATTCCCAGCAAACATGATTCCCTCACGCGTTGACCAGATGCCACCACTGACAGCGGAAACGGCAGTAGTCACCTTATCATTCAAATCATCAATCAGCCTTTTCGTTTTTGATTTCAATTATCATTTTATCTGTTAAGTTACGTGATCGCAAACAATTTATCACTGAAACAATTAGCATTATGGCAGACGAAATAAAACCAAATACAAAAACAGCATACCAAATATCATGTGATACCCCTAAAAAGTCTTTATCGAAATTGCAAGTTAATAGACTTAATAAAATTGTTACAGATATACCAGCATAGCTAATCCAATCTCTAGTTTTCTTTATTCTATTTACAAACTTGCCAAATATCAACCTTAATTTATCTTCGGTGATAATTATTACATCTGATTTTGTATTAGAACAGACATTAGAAATAAATCCATTTTCTTGGGGTAAAAACTTATTTTCCATTTTGTTCCTCCATTTCTAACAAATAGAAATTAATTAATAAACTTTTGTTTTCACAGCCCAACAAATCAAAAACTCTATAATTCAAAAATAATTGTTTTTTTCTAAAGTTACCAATAAATATAGCTTCACTATTTCCTCCACCAAAAGAACCTATAAAATTTATCAACTTAATTTGTAGCTTTACGCCAGATTCAATATTAAATTTCAACAAGCCCTCCTTTTCATCTTTATTGGTTTCAAAAGCAAAGGAAATATATAAATCCTTATCACTTGGATCTTCTAAAGTGATATCTATAGGTTTTCCTTCAACTTGCGTAACAAAAATAGAATCTAATAATTCATATTTTCCACATTGTACTTTCATATTATTGCACTTTTAAATTACTTGCTAAATTCTTCACATCCTCCGCAGACTTCACCTCATGTACGGTATCTCCCACTTTTACGAAACCGATAACATTACTGGCATTCGGCTTTTCAAATAGTTCGGCAATAGGAACATTTAATGTATTCGCAATCTTTTCTAATGTTTGCAACTGCGGATATTCCCCTCGTAAAGTCTTATTCAGACTTATATCAGATATTCCCATTTTTTCTGCTAACTCTTTTTGAGTTATACCTTGCCCTTGACAGAGTTCTTTTATCCTTGTTCTAAAGTCCATAATACTATATAGTTTTATTCGGCAAAAATAGATATTTATACCACATAATACAATTATATGACTAAAATAAATCTACTTAGTTTTATTTTTAACATTATTTATTGCTTTAGATATTGCAAAATTAAACTAATTAGTTTTACTTTGCAATATCAAATTAAACGAAGTAGTATAATTAAAAACATATAAGAGTATGAGCACAAAATTTAGAAGTCAGATGAAAGAGGTTATGAGCACAGCATGGCAGATGTTCAGAATCACAGGTGAGAGTTTTTCAGAGTGTCTTAAAAGAAGTTGGTTGCTTCTGAAATTGAAAGCACAGATGAAGAAAAGAACTGTTCAGTTCTTCTATCAGAAAGTTTCGGGCGAAATTCGTCAAGCGTTCGGTACGTTACGTGATAAAGTGATAGCTGACAATGTAAAAGGTACAGGTCGCAAACCTAATGAAAACCAGTTTACCTACTTCGATTGCGAGAAGAACGAGTTTCGTTCATTCAAGAAGTTCAACCTTATAAAGATAGCATAACTATGAAAACTACATTTTTAAGTGAAGAAGCACAGGTGTTGATAACAGGGCTTAGAGGTGAAGACAACGATACAATAACTTTTAAAGCTGCGATATGTGATGCGATGTCTACTATAATGTATATGCGCCAAGTGTACGCTAAAACAGAGAAAGAAAAAGGGATGCTGCTTGATGCTATTGATACATTGACCAATTATAATGAATTGATAACCGCATTATCAAAAGAGAATTAGCACATAAAAAGTTAGCAATAAACAAATAAGATAAAAATATGAAAGAGAAAGAATTTGGAAATATTTATTCATTAGGCGAAGATTTAGATGAAAGATTCGCGTGGTGTGTACAGCTCATTGATAATGAGCTGTGTATTGCTATTCATTGCACTACACAATCAGGACACTCTCCTTTTAATAATAAAAGTTTTATTGCAGCAATACCAATAAAAAGACTTACTGAGTGCTTGCAGTACTTGTTTGAATCTTTAAATGGTTAATGTTACACGATTATCCAGAAAGGCAGTCTTCGCACGACTTTAAAGGCTGCCTTTATTAATCACTCTTAAATGAAATAATTATGGATGAAATTTGGAAAGACATTGAAGGGTACGAAGGCGATTATCAAGTATCAAATTTAGGTAGGGTAAAATCCTTGCCAAAGAAATGCTGGAACGGTAAAGGATATTGGTTTAGAGATGGACGCATTTTAATACCCATAAAAAGCAAAAAGGGGTATTTGAATGTATGGTGCAGAAAGCGTATATTTAAAGTTCATCGCTTGGTCGCAAATGCTTTTATACCTAATCCGCAAAACCTACCACAAGTAAACCACATAGACGGTGATAAAACCAATAATTGCGTTACTAATCTTGAATGGGTTACTGATGGTGAAAACTTACTACACGCATATAGGGTTCTTGGTAGAAAGCAAAAGACTGGCAAAAACCACCATAATTCACGAGCTGTTCTACAATTAAAAGACGGCAAAATTATAAATTCATTTGATAGTTTGAATGAAGCGACACGCGCAACTGGTGCGCACCATTCGGGCATTTCAATGTGCTGTAATGGGAAAATAAAGAAGCACAAGGGCTATCAATGGAGATACAAAGAGGAGTGATTTCACTCCCCTTTCTTTATGCTTTGTTTCTGCATTTCAGCGTTTCTTTTTTCTTCTTGTTCTTCTTTTATCTCTGCGATTTCTTCTTCGATGCGGTCAATATTTCCAGCGAACATTACTCCATGTCGTTGCGACCATACACCACCCGATACAGCTTTTACAGCTACATTGACTTTATCTTCTAAATTGTCAAGGCGATACGGAACAACTTCTGTACTAATATCTATCGTTTCAGATGCTTTGTTAAATTCAGATGGATTTATAGAGCCTAAAGCAGAGACTATGAAGTTCACACGCCTTTGCAAGAACTCACCTATCACCTCGGCATGATTTTGAACTTGCAAATGTGTCGAAAGAAACACGTAATCGAAAGCCACTCCGGACAAGGCATTTCCAGCACCGCTCAACTTTTCAAAACTGATTTGTGGTGTATTCGTCATAGAATATGCTTTCTCAAAGAGGGTTTCTACCTCAAATTTTACGGTATCATTTGCTTGGTTCCACGTCAGATACTGGGCATCCGCACCTTCACCTGTAAGTTTGACCATTCTATCCTTAACCTTACCCATGAAACCCTCTACATCACCAATTAGCTTCAATAGTGGGAAGAAATGGTAGTCTATACAATCAGCATAATTGGATAATAGTTTCTCCAACCGGACCCGGAAGGTCTTTATCTTCTTGCAATAAGGTTCAGGACGATAAGCATAGAGAACCGGTAGTTTTGGGAATCCATGAGCAAAAGGCGTTCTTTCTTCATATCCTTTAGACAAATCCCATTGATAAACCATTTTGTCCGTGATAGTCATAAAGCAGATGACCTCCGAATCATCCATGAGCTTCTTTTTATACTCACGTGAGAAAGCAATCATTTTACCTTCATCGTTAAAGAACGGGTATAGCTTATCACCTTTGAATGGAGACCATAACACACTTTTCAGTTTCTTGGTGGGCTTTACCTTCCCCCCGAAGGAAGTCTTTATTTTCTTCCAGAACCTCGCCCAGAACGAATCATCATCAGTGGCATACCAATACTCGGCAACTTCCTGTTCGGAGAGCCAGGCACGGACAATCTTCTTGTTCTGATATTTGATTTTATTAGACTTGAATACAGCCTTTACCGCATCCAGCAGCTTCTTTTCATCATCATCAGTCGGAGTGCAATCCATAGACGGTTCTGTACCGACTGTGAAAGCTGTTTGAATGTTCACTATATCCTGTTCCAATGGAATGGAGATACGGTTCACCGGTTCAGTCTTATACTTTGCTTCGATTTCATAAGTCTTACCAGTTTTTTCATCGAAGTGTTTCTCAGCTTCTTTTTCAAGAACCTTTCTGTCCGGATACTTCTTTTTGTCAACCATAATTTCATGGCGTTCCGGATTCCAATCGTCCCAAAGTTTACAACAGTCGGGAAGTTCAGTCTTCCTACCTTTCTTCAGGTAGTTTATCTTCTGTCCGATATCGGGCAATGCTAATATTTCTTCTAAATTCAATGGCATAGCTTATATTTTTAGTGTGTGAATATTCCAGTTAAATCTTTCGGCTTCAAAATGCGTCCAAGCAAACAACCCAATACATAATATCTAATGGCATCCATCAAATGATTATATTCATCTACTGGCTCATTGATGTAGTTTCCATCCTTATCTTTATCCCAAACATATTTCCGAAGTTCAGTAATAATATTGTAAGAGCGTTCTGTTACAAAGAACTCCATGTCTTTAATCTTATCAATACCCGCTTTGATGGAGCCGGGAAACTTATCTACCGGATAGATATTCACGCCTCTGTTCTTTATCTCTTGAATCAATCGAGGGTCTTGCGAATCGGCAAAAACTTTCATAGAGAAAGGCTTTAACCTATTGGCAATAGCCGACGAAAGCATATCCGTTTCATAGAAAAGTTCATCAACATACAAACGGTTATCAATAATACCACATCTTACAGCAGCGGAAGGATCATTAGTAAAGCCGAAGTCCTGCCCTATTCCTACCTTTTTACATTCCTGCGGGAACTCTTTCACAATTCCCCACTTCTTGAACACAGCACCTTCTGCAACGTCAGCCCACCGGCCGATAACCACATGACCATACTTTTCAGGATTACTCACCTTCATATCCTCTACCTCTTTTAGAAACTCCGGTGAAAGATTCTCCAAATTATCAAAGTAAGTCGTATGAATGTGGAGCACATTCGGATGAGTGGAAATCTGAACTTGTACACCGTCAATCTCCACCAGCTTGTGAGTTTTCTCAATGTATTTCTTGTAAATGAAGTGATTGGAATCGCATGGGTTCATTATGATAATAATCCGGTTCTGAATACCCTTCTTGCGAATGGAGAGCATTATCTTGTCGAACTCATCTTCGCTTGTCCACTCTTCCGCTTCATCGCAGACGAAAGTCGTAATGCCTTGAATGGATTTCAGTTTTGCAGTCTGGTTCCCGGAAGAAGTCTTGATACCCCGGAACATGATACGGCTCTTAGTCATCTTATTGACTATATCCGTCTTTGTGGTCTTGAAATATTTCGTGGTACCGTCCAAATCTATCTTCTCCATCATTTCGGGGATGATAGACATACCGGCAGAAACCATCGTGTAACGGGTGTAAAGAATCTGATGAACTATCTTCTCTACGGGAGTCATTTCAAAAGTCAACCGCTCAATAAAGGTAGAAGCATTGAAAGACTTTCCGCTACCACGCCCACCGGTGATAAGAATTATAAATTTTTCCTTATCCTCGTATAATGGATGGTAAATTTCTTGAGGTACTATCATTTCAGCTTGTCTTTAATCCAAGAATCAATGTTGATGCCGTGCTCTATGTCTGTTGGAATATCAGCATCTTCATCAATTCTTGGAGCTGGTTTATTCCATTGTTCAGGCTTGCGATTTTTAAGCCAAAAGATACTAGCCGTTGTGTCAGGAGGAATCTCTTGTTCTAATTCCACAATTTCTATCCTTTCATTTTCACACCGCCTACCATTTTCATCGTAATAAACATCTTTCACCTTGATAGCCTGCTGGACTTTTACTTTCATTCCGGTAGCTTTCGTGTAAAGAGTGTTTTCTACTTTCAACTCAAGAGGCGCACGCCCGTTTTTTAATGCTTTGGATAATTCGGGGATTTTACCTTTCAATTCAGAGAAATACGTTTCATTGTAGCCGATGTTTGCAGCAATTTGCTTATCGTCTAATCCATCTCTCGCCCATCCTTCTATACGAATGAGATTATGGGGGTCTTTAAAGTCAAACTTCGGCTTTGCCATATTAATCTACTCTCTCTACCATATCCGATAAAACTTCACCTTTGATATACTTTTCTTGCGGTCTAAATCCGAACCGTTGCAAAAACACTTCTTTATTACTTTGGTTACTGAAAGTAAGAACTACGAATGTATCTACTGATTCTTCATTCTTTGTTTGAGAATGGTTCATTACAGCTTTTCGCATCTCACGTTTATTGTCGTAAATTTCGTTATTCAACTTCATAACCTCCTTATCTGCTTCGCTTGGTTCTTCTATTGAGGGTAAATCTACTTCAACCCCTAAAATACCAACATCGTTAATATCAAGACCCGCGCACTCGAAATCTATATCACTCAACATTGAAGCCAAAATATCTGTATCAAATTCACCCTGAACTTTTGTATTGTTGAAAAATATATTTTGTTCCTTTTCTTCTTTCTCGGACAAATCTATCATAGCAACTGTCAGGTTATAGTCCTTTTTCCTTTCAAGCGAATCAAGGATAGATATACGCTGATGCCCTGACACTATATTCATCGTGTTTTTATTCACCACAATAGTATCAAGAAGTCCCACTCGTTTTATATTATCTTTCAACTTCTTCTTGGCTGAATCTGATATTTTTCGAGGGTTATATTCTGCATTTTTAATTTGCCCACGATTAATAGTAGCAGTTTCAAATTTCTGATATTTACTAACTTCCTCCATACTTGGCTTCTATTAAATTAAATTCTTTGATAATCTTCTTGTAATCCTTCGGATAATGTTCTTTAATGTACAATATTGTTTCAGGGCGGAAATTAATACCCGAACTACCTCTTTTACTCCCCAGCTTCAGCGGTTCCGGTAGTTTATGCAACTTGATATACGAAAGACAATCTTTATTAGTCCAGTTCACGATAGGATAATACTTTTCATAATCAAAATGAATATCTGACTTGGCGGCTTTGTTAAACATGCCTCTACGGACGAAAGAATCAGATATCTTCATTCCATATACGACAACTTCAGTTTGATACTTAATTTTTAGATAGTCTTCAATATCACGTAGCTTCAACCTTTTTAGCCCATCGAGATGCTTCGCACTTAATAAACCTTGCATTTTGAAGTTGTATAAATCAGTATGAGGCAACTGAACTACCTCGACATTTCCATAAGAGCGTGCCCAATTAAAGAAAGGTTCTACTATATCCAGCCCTTTCACATGGTACAAAAAGCAACATACAACCTTTTTAAACTGACTTTGAAGCAAATGCAACAAGACAATGCTATCTTTGCCAGTCGCAGAAAAAAACAATATCGCCGTATCACTTTTCTGTGATGCGTGCAATATTGTTTCTTTCGTTTTCTGCATAATCAAGGCGTTCATTAATCACCTCCAAATGCAACAACAAGGTCAGAACGCTTTTGCGCCCTTGTTCCAAACCCTGATTGATGACCTACTGCCGCTTTACCGGCATTTACCCTACGCCCACGGTTACTAATACCTGTGGTACGATTGATTCTTCTTTTAATTTCTCCGACTCAGCCTATTTTTCACCTTTAAATATTTCTACTATATTGCCTAACTCAAACACTATATGCGCTATGGCGTATTCTTTACCTTTTTCTGTTCCAGTGATAAAATCACCGTTTTCATCAAATAGAAACTCCACACGAGCATCTTTTACTTCAACGATAAGATATGGGCGTTTACCTTTATATTCGCCTGTAACCAGTTTAAGCTTATCATACGATTTAGCTTTAACCATTACTTCTGAATCACCATCTGGAATATCTTCTTCTCTCTCATATTCTTTACCATCAACGATAAAAGAAACGTAATTTTCAACATTACTTGGCTTTATTTCTCGCCTCTCAAAACCTTTTTTACCAGAAAGAATCTCATCAAAAAACTTTTGCTTAATACTAAGCGTTAAAATGTTCATAATCGTGTCATTTTTTTAATTAATATTCATAGTTGCGGAAACAGGACTCGAACCTGTGACCCCCACCAAGTCAAAGTGGTAAGCTAACCAACTGCTCCATTCCGCGATAGTACCCCAAAGATACTACCACAACCGAAGATAACGAAATATCTTCAATCGTTATACACGACAATCGGCTTATTGTCGTGAACTAAGCCATTTGTCCCGTCTTTCTCTACATGCCTCTAAAGTAGGCGCACAACAAGCAAACAGTTCGCCACTTTCAGTACGGTAATCGTACTGGTACATTCTCACTCTCTTTCTGCCTAACTTCGTTGTGTAGGTAGTGTAATTCTCTTTACCGGGTTGGCATACGCTGCAACCTCTTTCGTCGTTAATTGAGTTCATAATCATTTATCAATACTTACTTAGTAATTTGTAAAACATTCGCCTTTTCTCTATGTATTTAAGACCGTTTCGTCTAAGACCTCGCTTTGATTTTGATACAGTCATTTGGCAACCTGCAACGCCAACGTAGATGCAATTTAAATGATGCCTTTTAGCTTGTTTTAAAGCCCACCGAATTGATTCACGGCAATATCTGTAACTATCATTCTGGACACCCTCATAACCTTTACTCATTATGAAGTGGCCTATTTCATTTGCTTCTTCTTCTGAATAGCATATTGTGAATATATTATTCATCCTTTCTTTGTTTTACTTGTTCAACCAAAAACTTTTTAAAATCATTCTTGTACTGGCTGTGAATGATTTTATACTGATGGGATAGGTTAGGCAATTGTTTGTAACCTTTGCTATACAAGAATTTGGCTACAAGCTCAATTTTTGCACGGTTACTAAATCCTCTGTCTTTGCACATGTTAGTTATACAGACATTCGCCTTGCTGGTAGGCTTCTTTTCAACTGGCGACACATATTCACGTCTGTCATAAGCGTGCGTTCTCGGATAACCGACCGCTTCGCCTAAATATTCACCTGTGATGCAATCAAATTCACCACTAATTAAACTATCTGCTATTTCACCCATAATAATCTATATTTAATGTTTCACATTCAATCTCTCTTCACTCGTATAAGCCACAACAAGACCGGTTTCATCATGCTGTATGGTGATGTACTTTTCACCCCTCTCTATGGTGGTAAAATCGCACATACTACATAACTTACCCAATACCTTGCCCAGTTGTTTCATCAGTGGGGCTTCGGGGCTGATAACTAAAACTAAATCCGCTTTCATAATCATCTATATTGTGGTAGCCCGAAAGCTACCGGTTAAATTTAGAACTTCTCGATTTTGAGATTATCATTAATAATAAATCTACGACCGCACTCACAAATAACATGAGTATCTGTGACTCTCTTTATCACCCTTACTACATCTTCATGTACTATACAAGGTGTGCCATCTGCATAGTGGCCGTTAGCTAAATCACCTGAAACTCTATACCTCAAACCAATTTCTATTTCTTTTGTATTCATAATCTTCTATATTGCGCAGGGCAAAAGCCCTGCCGGTTAAATCTACTTGTTTGAATCTCTTAAATCAAGTTCTACAACCTTGTGGTATACATGAATATCATACAAGCCATTTGTACAGCCCTCAAGCAAATTGAAGATGCTGAAAAGGTTCAAGACCAAGCAAGAAACGTCAGAGACTATGACAGAGCAAAGAATGAATCAGCAAACGCAACGATAGATGCTATGCACGCTCTCAAAGAAGCGGTAAGATTGACATCTGTGATAGGCTTCTCTTACTTGCTTCATCGCATCTTTAATCTCTTTTCTGTAATCGCTTGTCAAAGTCTTCATATCGTATATCTTTTAATTGTTATTACTTCGTTTCTGACGATGCAAAGATAAAGAGAACTTTATTAAAAACAACACTTTTGATATAGTTTTCTTTATCAATTAAGAATATTTAATAAATCAAACTTTATCAATATTAGGTTATATGATAAAGTTTGCATTACTTTGCGGAGTAATTGAAATAAAGTTTAGTGTATGGATTTGAGAATAAAAGAAATAATGAGCGAGCGAAACGTCACTTCTGCTTGGCTTGCAGAAAAAGTGGGTATTTCAAAGGTTGCAGTTAGCAATATTGTGACCGGGAAATCGTCACCATCTCTTGATAATATCATAAAGATTGCGGATGCTTTGAATGTATCTATAGTAGAATTGATAGGAGAAGAAAAGAACGATAACACTATCACTTGTCCTCACTGCGGAAAGAAAATTAAAATAGAGAAAGGAGAATAATTATGATACAAACAGTAAACAATGCAATATTTTATCACATATGTATATATGAGGATTACAGACTGCGAGTTAATCAATCATACAATACAAAAGGCATTAATAGAACATACTCTAAATGCAAAAAGGAAAAACAGGAAATAGAATCAAAGTTTGAAGAGTGCAGATTACAAAACTACTCCAATTTGCCAAGTAGAAAGAATTGTTTTTATGTATGTTTGGAGAAGGATGTTGAAATATGGCTGAAAGAATTAATTAGACACCATAGGTATGGCTATCAAATATTTAAACTTTCATGTTCAGGTTTTATATTTTGGGCAGATTCATATCTTTTCAGCGATGAAGATATTAGAAATCCACAAAAATATTGGAATGGTTGTTCTCCTTCCGATTATAACTGTCTTGTAGAAGGATTATTCATTGGAGATTATGATGTAATTGAAGATTGTACACATAACTTTAGAAGCCCTATGTGATAGAGAAAAGCCGGAGCACTAAGCCCCGGCTCATTAATTGATTAGCCCTTTGAATTTTAACCGATTTACGATTTCGGTGTAAAGATACTTTATATCTCCACTGAAATCCCCATAGTTCTGATACAAAAACACGACATCAGCACAATTGTCGGAAATTGTGCTCTTGGACTGAATCCCCAATACTCTTGACATCTCTTCACGTAACCCAGCTGTCATTTTTCCACCAGCAAGCGAGCTTGGAGAAAACAGATACAGGATAATGAAGATGAACTTCTTCCGCTGGGTAACACTGTCAATATTCGGTGGACATCCTCTCTCATTCAGTAACTCAGCAAATATTTTGTAGATTTCATGGATAAGGCTTTTGTCTTTCAGAACCGGGGCGGTCAAGGCATTTTCTTCCTCTGAAAGTTCTGATTTCTCGATACGAATCTTTTTAAGACGAATGATTTTATTAAAATCCAGCTCCATAACACGATTATTTTAAAAGTAAATAGTATATTTGCATCATAATCGTGTGAGGGAGGATTGAGTGGTCGTGCGCTTGGTTCTCCTTTTTTATTTTACAGAGTTATTCTTTTCCTGAATAATCCGATTTTGCTCGTTCACCTCCCTACCCCATATCATAGCGGAATAGATGGCTTTTGCATACAAAAAGAGTTCCTCACGACTGGTAAGGAACTCAACTCGAAGGGCTGCACATTTCGCATCAGTCCAAATTTCTTCGTTTCTTTTCATTGCCCATTTGTTAATTTTATAAATCCATTACGTTAATGGTTAACATACATATCCGTTTGCTAAACCATGTTATAAGATGGCTGAACAAAGGCTCATAATTTGCATAACTCCCACAAATCCGTACCTTTGCAATGTGTTTTTCATAGTATTAGATTAAGGTTAAACAAAGATTGGCTGTCTGGGATAGATAGCCTTTTTTGTATCTATCAGTCACCTTTGTTCTCATCCCTATACTTATGCTTCCAATAGCTATTTAAACAGTTATATACAGTAACGCAGATTATCAAAACTGTTACAACAAACCAATACCAATCAAATTCCATATCCTACTTTATTACATTCCACTCACTTTCCATAATCACATAGTCACACTTGTTGCATCGATGCAGATAAGTCGGGAACGGAGCCGTCGTATAATCTTCGACAGCTATTTCTATACTGCCACATTCCGGACACTCAATTTTTACCTCTTTAATACCGGAATAGTCCCAGAAAGACAGTTTCCCTTTCACGTTCTCAATAGGTTTGGAGTAAAGGATAGGATTAGCCAGTACCCAGTTATAAACTCCTTTCTCTGCCCAGATGGAAGAGTAATCCACAACACAATCCACAATTTCGACACTTCCAATAATAGCAGAATTTACATATCCATTGCCGCAAATAATCTCACTCTGGAATCCAAGTGAAAAGCTATCCCATTGCCTTTTCGTAAATACACTATTAGGATTAATCATTTCCACGGGGACGGCGCTTGAATGAATCAGCACCCTCTGCCCTAAGTATTTCTTAGGACACGGCCAAGTTCGGTTCTCAATGTCTTTAATACCGTGGACTATCAAGGATGCCCAAGGTTGTTTTATGGTTATTGCTTTCATAAATTATTTTTTATATTTACATTTGCGGAAAAATTTAATCTCAAATCGAATGAAAACTGAAACGGATGAATCTAAGTATTTTGTAGCACCACACAGATTAGTAGAAATAGAGGAAGAAAGAAAGCATATAGAGAATATATTTTATGCCAGATTTAACTACTTCATTTTGTTTTTTACCCTCTTTCTAAGTATAGAAGTCGCTATTTTCTTAGGAGATGCTATCCAAGCTGAATATAAATTAACTATACTGATAATATTATCTTTTTTAGGCTTTATTATATCAGCATTTATTTGTTGTACACTCCTTAAAATCAGAAAAGCGTTGGAAGTAACACTCAAATACAGGGACAGAAGTTCTATAACTGCCAAACTCATACGAGAAGACTTAGGAGAAAGGAAAAAAGGTTGGAATAGATATTTCTGTTCAGCAAACTACATACTCAGTTTTACAATTCCTCTTTTATGTAGTTTGTTCATGCTGTTGATTGGCGGCCTGCTAATATGCTGTAAATACATGCACATAGAGCTATTCGTCCTTACTAAATGTCCATAATATATTGAATCCAAGTTTGGTAATATACTTCTAATTTCTATTTCACAATTTTACTTTCTTTTCCATAATCAATCTCCTTTCTCCTTAATCCGTTCCAGTACATCCTTGTTTGCTTCGAGTATCTCATCGAATGAGGGGATAGGTTTCCAATGAGTAACATATCCAGTCTTGATGTAGGGATATATCCATTTATTCACTTCTCGCATTGCCATTTCATCAATACTACCATCAACATATTTCACTTGACACATGCCTTTTGCTAGTTCGTTAGGTATTGCATCCTCTACGCTTATCCACGGTGATTGCTTTGCCTGCCATTCAGCACCAGCCTTGAAACCTCTCGTCAGCCCATTGTCATAATCGACCACATTTTTTACCTTAAAAGGCAGTTTATCTAAATTATTGGATTCATAATTGGCAAAGTTCATTGCCGCTTCTTCTACTGTCTGTCTCATAACTATTTAGAATATTGTTGTCTCTTTGTACAAGTACCAGTACCAAATGCACCAATCGGGCAATCATCACAATAAAAAGTTACGCTTCTATAATCTGCATCACTCCCACATGGATGTTCACTAAGCTCCATAACTTTTTCATTCAGAAGCTGTACATCTTCTTTGAGTTTATCTACCTCACTAATAGGGGTTAAAGCTCTATATTCTTGTTCTGTTAATATGTATTGCATAATTCCTTACTATTCAGTTATGAGCAAAAGCCACCGGTTTCCGCTCGTGTTAATACTTCATGTGCAGAAATGGCTTCTTTTTGCACACGTTAATCTCAATTCATTTCTCTTTTTCTATTCCGCTCGCTCTGTACCTCTGCCATACACATCTTGCACCATGACGCTTTCAGATGGTATTCCTTACCGTTACGACGGGCTATTCTATCGAAGAACCGGGATAATGGAAGTGCTCTACCGCAACGGGTGCACAGTTTACGCTCCACTCCGTCAACCACCACCCGGTTACGGGGTTTCCTCCTCACGATTTCACATGGTCCGCATTCGGACGCACCGTACCTCCTGCAATAGGCAAGTGAGTGCTTGCCGCACTTGGCGAAGGAGGTGCAATCCGAACGGGGAACTATCTGGTGAATGTTCATACGGCATCATTCATTAAGTCGAACAATGTGGGTGCGCTGACCTCCATCTCTGCCTCATACAGATATGAAAGACTATCTTTCCAGTAGTCGTAATTGAGTTCGGTTGACAGACCTTTCCTCCCCAGATTGATAGCGCAATAGGGAACGGTGCCGATACCTCCGAACGGGTCAAACACCAGTTCACCCCTGTTTGAATACCGTTCAATCAATCTTTCGACAATATCTAACTGAAGGGGACAAATATGATTCTGCCGTTTCTTCTGCGACTGCTTGGTATTGAGCGTGCGCATACGGGTGACATCATCCCATATCCAATCTTTCTTGCTTACCGGGTCAACGGCCATGAACGTTTTAGGCAGCTTTCCGTATGTTTCCAATTCCTCAGCGAATGATACATGTTCCTCGTAGTTATATATATGCTCACGTTCGTAGTTCCTGAACAGATGGCGTATCTTATCTATTCCGGCTCCTTTCATGTCCTCATAGCTCAATAGAGAGTTACCAGAAGATTTCCAACTTGCATGGGCATCTATCTGCCAACGGGCAAGCGAATATTCACTCTTATTCTTTGTCACCGGCAAATCAGCATAGGCTCGTGAGGTATCAGAAGGCAACTTTCGGAAGAGAAGAACATATTCCGGGCAACCGATACCCATCTTTGAACCGTCCTTGCACATCTCCGTATATCCAAGCCGATAAGTCTGGTTGTTCTCCCTTACCACATCCGTATCCACCGTGATGCGCCCCATGTAGCGGAAACCGTGTTTCATGTAGTGGAATACAGTCATTTCACTGAACGGGTCGATAGTGGGCATACCGTCACCCGTAGCGTTGCCGAACAGTACACGGTCTTTCACATGGATGCAAGCTAACCTACCGGGTTTAAGAATACGCATAAGCTCCGGTGTAAGATAATCCATCTGCTCGAAGAACTTGCCGTTGTCCTCATTATGCCCGAAGTCGTTATAGGTCGGAGTGTACTCATAGTGGTTGGAGAACGGGATGCTGGTTACAATCAAGTCCACCGAATTACTTTCCATAGTCTGGCATTCAAGAACATTGTCATTATTGATTGCCCTCCACAGTTTGCCGGACTTTTCTTCCCTGCTGGCAAACATCCACCGCATCATCTTCTCCTCTGCCTGCAAGCCGAACAAACCGTTCTCGCGGACTATATCGGTCATCTTGGCTACCATCTCGCGGTGTTGCGCCCACTTCTGCATGAAGCTCTTGTATATCTCTCCCTCACTTTCCGCATAGACCAGATAAAGGTCAACCGGATGCTGCTGCATGAAACGGTAGATACGGGCTATCGCCTGGAACTTGTCGTTAAAACGGTAGTCAATGAACATGATTGCCTTATGGCAGTGGTACTGGAAGTTCAAACCTTCACCAAGCATCTCCGGTTTGGCGGCCAAATATTTCAGACGGCCGTCTTTGAAATCCGCTATCACCTTGTCCGCTTCATCATCATCCTGCGAGCCGTACACAGCCTTACATCCGGGTATGGCATCACACAAAGCCTTCCGTTCATTCTCCAGGTCATGCCATAAAAGGAAATGGGCGTCTTTGTTTTCAGGACGGTTAATGATTTCCACCACACGGACAATCTTTTCCTGCATGTTGTCCCGACGTTCTTTCGCTGCGTCGGCAAGTCCGAGAGCAGCCTCACGGAACATCTTCACTTGTCCGTCACGGTCAGTTCCGGCTGTGGAGTTATCAACACTAACCACTTCTTCATGTACACGCAGTTCCGGCAATTCATATCCGATATCGGGATAACCGAGGTCGGACGGTTTAGTGAGGAACAACGCCCATGTACTTACCCACAACCAGAACTCCTTCTCCTTGTGCGGATAAAGGGTAAGGTTGTTCGCCTTCGTGCTGTCACGCTGAAAGAAACGGGTAAGCGCCTGCCCGGTATCCATCACACCGAGATAACCGGCATAATGTATCAGCTCCTTGTATCTGTTGGGCGATGGCGTGGCGGTGGCGACAAAGCGGTAGGGAACATCCGCAAACAAGGGAAGGAACTCCTGGTAGGTCTTGGTACCGAAACCACGTAATACGCTCGCTTCATCCAATGATGTTGCGGTGAAGGAGGAAGGTTCTATTCTTACACCATCTTCACCGTCGCGCACACGCTCGTAGTTCGTAACCATGATGTCAGTCGGGCATATCATCACATCAGCCATAGTTCGTACATAGGTCACTTTCATGTGCAGATGTTGTTCCGCTTGTGTAAGGAACTCAACCACTACACGTTTAGGACAAACTATCAGCCCTTTGCCGCCTTTGTGTTTCAGGACTACCCGAAGTATCTCCAACTGAGTAACGGTTTTCTGCATACCGAAACTGGAGAATATCGCACGGCAACCACCGGACACCGCCCAGCGAACAGTATCTTTCACATGGGGATATAACGACGGTGTCAGTTCATCCGGATTGACCTCGAACCCGGTCTGACGGCTGATGGCCATCTTGTCTTTTAAAAATTCTATATATTCTTTCATTAAGCTACTTCTTTTAATTTCTTCAATCTTAAATCTCTAAGTTTTGCACAAAGTGCTTCGGCATTCTTCTTTGCCTGTGTAACCTCTACCGCATTTCCGATAAACTTCTTCTGGTCAGCTTGTGTACCAACTAACACATAATCTTCCGGAAAGCCCATGATACGTTTTAGTTCAGGAATGCGAAGCATCCGCATTTTAATATCCACTATGCCATACAGTGCCATGAACTCCTTTATCTTCACGGTCATAGGACTATCATTGTCGTAGATTTCAATCGCTATCTGACCGCTTTCTGTTGCTACCAGATAGGGCGGCATCTTATCCATTCGTGCTATCAGGGTGAAGCAGGGGTTATCAACGGAGCCGCCAGCACTGTTGAACTGTGGATTCATCAGATAATGCCATTTCCGGTTTGCGGTTATTGTCTGTGCCGGTTCCTCTATGTTGCTACCAATATTTGAGAAAGAAGTATTCATAATCCAAGGCTTGCATGTTATAAGTTTTTGCTTGGGATTGGTTAAAATTGCCGGACAAATATTGTCAATACTTGTATGTTGTCCTCCGCCGGAATACTCATTGGCGATAAACCTTGGAGTTACTAATGATAATCTGTCTTTTGTTGTAACTGTCGCAGACGGCTCGTTTACCGAACGATTAAAGCCGTTCCCATAGTGCGCTGATACGAAGGCATGATGGTCCCTGCATGTGATTGTTCCGGCAGGCTCTTCCACTGATACATTCTTGCTTTCGGGATGTCCGCTGAATTGTTTGGAAAGAAAGCAAACTTGCGCTACTCCAAGTCTGTTTTGTGTTGTTACCACCGGACATGGTTCGTCAATCCCAGGAGCGTTATATTTCCCCGTACGGTTCATAGAATTATACTTCACGAGGAAGGCATCCTTTCCTCCGGCTACAAACTTGATAAGTCCGTTATAGATACGCTCAAGCGTTTTCTCTGCAAGAGGCTTTTCCCTGAAGATGGTAGTTCCTTCATCAGAGAAATCAAGTACATCCTTTACCGGCTTCCACTTCTCCAGCCGCGAAAACATATCTTGCCTACCACCCTTACAGTGGGTCGGTTCAGGGAATACTATCGGCAAACTCTTTTTAGCAAAGATGCCGAAGAAGCGTTTCCTTGTGGTGTAGGCACCAAAGTCGGCAGCGTTCAGGATGCGGTGCTCAAAGTTGTAACCGTACTTCTTGACATTGCGCACCCACTTCTGATAAAGCCTGCCTTTGTCCATGCTGATAGGCTTCCCTTTTTCGTCCATATCTCCCCAGCTCATAAACTCTTCCACATTCTCAATCTGAATGTAGTCAGGATCTATAACATCAATATAACGGAAGAGATGTTCTGCCAGCGTCCGGCTATCAGCATCTCTCGGTTGACCGCCTTTAGCTTTCGAGAAGTTGGTACACTCCAAAGAAGCATGAAGCATTATCATCGAATCAGGATATAATTCACGGATACGTTCAACAATAGTATTTATCGGTGAAAGCTCCAGTGTACGAATATCCTCAATGAAATGAAGTGCATCAGGAATGTTGGCATCATGTGAAAGGATAGCATTCTTATCGTGATTCACACAGCAAACTACTTTTGCACATCTATTGCCATTTAAACGGGCTTCTTCCACGCCTTCCGACAAACCACCGGCCCCACAGAATAGGTCTATGACAAATAATTCAATGTCGGACAACCCTTCTAAGCTACATAATATCTCTTTCAATGATTTCATAACTCAATCAATCTCCTTCGGTTTCCAGTCATTAGGAACTTTTGCCCATTCTCTGAAGCTACCATTGGCTACGGCGGCGTCAATTAGTTGTTTTCTTGGTTTCATAATCGTGTGTCTTTTTTCATCAGTTACAAGTAAGTCCTTAAACAATAGTCCGCTATCCAGTAGCAGACAAAATAAAAAGCGGCATACGCTGTCAGGATTGACAGAATAGTCGCTATCAGTTTTATATCTTTCATCTTCGGCTTTCCCCCTCGATTTTTATCACATTAAACATCTCTTTCACCCGGTCGGCTATATAGGCTCCATACCGTTGGGAAAACTCCTTGTCCGGGTCCAGATTGGTAGTCATGTGGGTGTAGAAACAATATCTCTGCTCATAGCGCAGTTGCAAGACGGTCTGAATGGCATTGATGCCCGTACCAAAGTGTTTGGCATCCATAGGTTCCCGTCCCACCTCGTCAATGGCAAGATTGTGCATACATGATCTGTCTGTGTATAGGTTCAACCCGATAATACCTTTCTCGGCAAACTGTAAGGCTATCTCGGCAGCACTGGTGAACTGAAAGGTCAATCCGGCATCCGCACCGCCAATACAATAACGGGCAATTTTTGCAGCATAGTTCTGTAATCCCTTCAGCAAAGTGGACTTGCCAACTCCAATAGGGCCATGTAATAACAAGCCCTTATCCAAATCAAGCATTCCCGGCATTCCCCATATCCATTGATAAAGGGCTTTCAGCAGTTGGCGGTTGCTGTCATCAACTGTAAAGGCCGGGGAAACGGATTTCATGGAAACTACGAGTTGGTTGCGCCAATACATGTCAGCCTGCTCCCTGCTCCATTGTTTATGATTAGCTCTGTTTGCCGAAGACAATTGATTTGATACCGGCAGAACTTTCGTCTGGTTTTGTATCAGGTTTCCGATTGTTTCCATTTTTAGCTTGTGCTACGATTTCATTAAACTTAGAGTTGATATTAGTTACGCTGAAATTATCAAATATCCACCCCTCTTTGACCGAGGAAAGAAGGTATTGAAGGGCATACAACAGAGAATCATCGGAAACGTCCATTTTCTTTTGCTCTCTTTGGAATTTGAGCTTATTCAAGAGCTGGGACATAGCCCCGGCATCCTTGGCTGTCCAGTAGTAGTCAGCCCCGAAGGTTTCCCTAAAATGCTGTTCAAATAGCAAACGTGCTTTTGAATTAATCTCTTTAGGCTTATTTTTCTTGCCTCCCCCCTTGGGGGGTGTGGGGGGAATATTATTATCTTCTTCATCTTTCTTTTTATTATTGCCCTTAGCTTGCCCCAATTCTTCTATTTTTTGAGCCATTTTTTCTGCGGTTGCCCTTAACTCTGCCCTTAGTTCGCCCAAAGCATGATTTAACCCGCTGATTTCTTTGTTGTTGTCTATGCCCTTATCTACGTCTCTTTGCCTGCCCTTGACCGGATTATATTCATCATAGTTACATAAAGTAATTACGGTCATACCTTGTTTATTACAAGTCGTTATCATACCTCTTTTTTTAAGTTTGGCAAGGAAATAGCGCACTTTCTTTTCAGACCATTGCCAACGCTTCATCAAAAACGATATAGATGCTGGATATTGACCTCTTGTATAAGAGATTTCCCAACCTCCGATAAGTTCGCTGTACGCCTTGTCGGTTGCCTCAAATCGTGCGCTCTGAATCAAGTCGAGCCACGCTTCGCATTCCGAAAACTTACGGGCTACTTTCCACATTTCATTCGAGAAAAACTTGCGGCTTAGCCTCAAAAATCCTTCGTCCATAGTCTTAGAATCTCACGTTAGTTAATTGCCTTCCGTTAGAGAATACAGCCCATTTCCCATTTCCGCTATCAAACAACCGTAAGTCCGATACCTCTCCGAAACGTTTGATATTACCACATAAATCCACAATCCAGCCACATTCTTTGGAAGGATGCGGACGGATGGCACGACCGACTATCTGATACCACATGGCAAGTGACATTGTAGGACGTGCCATAACGACCGTATCAAGTTCCGGATAGTCAAAGCCGGTGGTTAACACCCCGACATTCGCCACTACCGGAATTTCACCAGCCTTGAACGCTTCAAGTATCCTTTCGCGCTCACCTTTTGGGGTGTGACCCGAAACGATTGCGGCTCCGGGTATAGACCAGGTAAGCTGCTCCGCTTCTTTCAGAAAACGAGTAAATACCAAAATACCTTTCCGTTTTCCTCCGGCTTTGGGATTCATCAGCCTTTGGACGATATGAACGAGATAACCGTAGAAGTCTATCCGTTCATATTCTCTTTGAACTGACCTATCCGTATAGTCGGCACCAGTAGTATTTACTTTCAAGTTAAGTTCGTTCCATCCCGAAGGATTCATTGGATAGTAATTCAACTTCGCCAAGTAACCCATGTCTAATAAGGTTGATACCTGTACATGATAAATGACCTCTGAAAAGACATGAGGCTTTGTCCGGGTGATGAATTTCAGCATAGAACCGAAGTCACGGCTGGAGCTTAAACGGTATGGCGTTGCTGTCAGTCCAAGAACCTTACACTTCACCGCATCGAAAAAATCCTTATACATTCCCTCTTTGGGGTTAACAAGGTGGCATTCGTCCACGATGATGTTCTTGAAGTGGGTGAACAGTTCGGGATGATTCTTCACACTGCCGATGGTGGCGAATGTTATCCGGCTTATCTCCTTTGAGTTGAAAGAGGCGGAATAGATGGAGCAGTCGAGGATGCCGTAGGAACAGAGTTTCTTAAAGTTCTGTTCGAGTATTTCCTTCGAGGGCTGGAACACCAAGGTATGACCGTCAAGCCTTACAGCTATATCCGCTATGATAAGGCTCTTTCCACTCCCCGTAGGCAGAACCATGATAGCATTCGTCTTCTTCGCCCTGTTATTGAAGAAAGAAACGGCAGCATCAGAGGCTTTCTGTTGGTAATCTCGCAATACATAACTCATAAACCTTTCTCCTTTCGTAACTTCTTATTGAGTGCTTTGTAATACTTAATTAGTTGCTCGTACTCAAAATCTGACATCTTAGAAGTACCAGCAGCTTTCACTTTCAGCAAGTCAAATTTCTGTTGCCCGATTTTAGCTATCAGATTCACCCGATAGCCTTCAAGGTGGTCGGCACGGAAACGGTTGCACGCACGGCATTCGGCATGGCAATTGTTCTCATCAAATCGGGTAGCCAGATGCGTGCGGCTGAAATAGTGACCACAGTCGGCTTGCCCGAACGGCTTTATCTGTCCACATGATATACATCGGAAGAAACCGTTTGGCATACAATCACGAAGCCGGATGAAAAGGGAAAACTCCTTGTCGAGTTTAGCTTTCAAATCCGGCTTCTTCTTTACTGTTATCCCTGCTTTATCAAACAGAGGCAAAGGCTTGTCTTTCTTTCTAGCTTTAGTTCGTTTTATGTAGTATGGCATTATATTATTTCAGTTTTCTGCCACAAAAAGGGCAATAGTTTATATTAAAAATATATGAATTAGTTGCACTCCCCCAACTTAATGGTATATCAACGTCAATAGTTAGTATGTCATCGTTATAGCTAAGATAGCACTCATCTGATTTATGATTAATACCAGCAAGTTCATTGCAAAAATCACACCCATCAGCTTTTTGAGGATGTTCGTCCGCCCATTCTGCGCCTTTAACAAAGGCTGATTCTGCAATTTCATCATAGGATAAATCTATAAAAGGAATATCGTCAAGATGAGAATGTGTGCCATGAGTGGTTAGCGTTTCTGCACTTGCGGCTCTTGCTTCCTCTGCTGCTCTTTGTATTTCTTCTTCTCTTTTCATATTCTACTAATTAAAAGCCCCGAAGCGTATTCTTCGGGGCACAACCATTATTTAAAACCCATGCCATTTATGTGTGGCTCACATTTATGTGGAGATGGGGCGATTCGAACACCCAATTAAGGACTATATCCTTTTGCGCTACTTCTAAGGTTAATTACTCCTTATATCTCACGTACCGTACTTTCTACCATGTGCACCTTTCGAAAGTCAAAAGCACTCCACTGCGCATCCCCATGTTTGCCTGCCCCATCTTTACAGACCGAGCAGGCAGGTTAACAAAGTTATACTTCGATGATTACGATGTCCGGTGCAATCTGCCTGATGGCATCCAGTTGTTCATCAATCACCTTGTTCTTATATTCCTCAATGGCTTCATTTGCACCGGCAGACACAAGAGAAAGAGATACATCCCGACCGTCCACATCTGCGTAAATCTCGACTTCTATCTCTTCATTGGCAAAGCCTTTGAAAAGAGGGATATTCAGTTTGAACGATTTCGGCAAATTAGAATCAACCACTTGCGAGTAGTTATCCACCTTACTGCCATTTTCCTCCTTACTGCGTTCGATGTCTTGGTTTACTTTTGCCTTGAAGTTCTTTAAAGTAGAAACAAGCATCATATTTTGCGATTTATCGGTAAAGAAAGCACGGTGCATCTTTAAGAACTTGGACAACTTAATAGGTTCCCATTTCTTTTCGGTGTTGATACCGAACTCCATCATTTCTTTGGAGGTTTTCAGTTCACCTCTGATGTCCGATTGGTAATAGTTCGTTTCGTCAACCGTCAATGCTATCCCCATCACATCACGGTTTACAATGATGTTCGACGCTTTCTGGTTGATTAATTCAATGCGCTTTTCCAGCCATCTGAAAGGAGTGTCGATAGTCCCACTTATCACAACCCTTTCAGGTTCTTTTATCTCCAAAAGTTCTGGTGCCTCACCCTCTCTCAATACTACTTCAATAGGTGCACCGTTATAATCTTTCGGTACAATCACATTTAATTTGTTTTCGCTCATGATTCTGTTCCTGTTTTACGATTAATATTAAAAATAGTTCTTTGCATTTCCTGCGGCATTATAGGACGGGAATAAACCAACTCACCAAGCTTGTTGTAATACCCTGCCATTTTTTCCTCATGATAGAGAATTTTCACACACTCTTCATTTTCAACATATTGAGAGCCTTTCTTTATGTTTTCAAGAAGTTCCTGTTTCCTTTCATTCAAAGGCTTTAACTCTGCCTTAAATGCCTCCAAGGCTTCTTTTTTCTCTATCTCAATATCATTAATTTGAATTGAGGTTTCAGCAAGAGATTCTTTCTTTTGTGCTAATTCATCCGGTGTAAACCGATGTGTATAGCCAATCTCTTCCACTGCATCGGCATTGTCCTGTAAGAACTGCCATCTATCCTTTTCGGGGATTTCTTGACCTAAAAATTTGTCCATAATTATATAGATTTAATAGTTTCACTATCATAAATAATTGTCGGCATTTTAGATATTTCACCATTCTTGGTAATATGTCGTGTCTTCATGTAGCCAAAATCGCCGTACTCAACACCTACACATTCTTTACCATTATACATAAAATGTTGCCCTTCTTTGAGATTATTGCTTTCATAGAAATCATGCACCTTTTCTATTTTGATTTCAGATTCCAGCTCATTCATTTTACTTTTTAGTTCTGAAAGCATCTGTTCCAGACCTTTGATTTTTTCTTTTCTTGTCATAACTAAATAAATTCTTGATTTCTTTGTATTTCCTGCTGGGCGTATATCAGCATTTGATGTTCATTTGCAGCCGGCAGATAGATACCTGCCACTGATGCACTCCAATTACGGAAACGGTCAATACTCAAAGTCATTTCACCTGTTGTCAGCTCGGCAGAACTGCGCAAATAGGTTACTTCATTGCCTTTCTTGTTGACCGTCTTACGTTCAAACAAATCACGGTTGCAAGTCCTCTTATAGAAGTCAATCTTGGCTTCATCGAGGCTGCAACCGTATTCACTACCGAAATACCCTAAAAGAAGATGCAAGTAGCTGTTTTGGGCAAGCGTGCGGTTAGGTAGTTTCTTTTTCACTTCCACCACCGCACGTTCACTAAACAGCTTGTTTACATACTCCTTGAACTTGGGTATTTGATATTCATTCTTCAAGTCGAACAGCATACGCTAAAAAGGCAAATCGTCCTTTACATTGCCATTAGCATCAACCGGAGGTGGGAAATTCTGCGGCTGTTGCTGATAGGTCGACTGTGGCGCTGGCTGTTGGACTGGTTGCTGTGCCAGTGTAGCTTGTGGGGATTGCGATACACCGCCACGCGCTTCTATTTTATAGCATCGAATGGATACCATACGTTTGAATTCTCCGTCTTGATTCGTCCAAGAACGCCCTTGTAAGACAAATGATACAGTAACAACATCACCCTGATTAAAGCGGTCAAGTTCTGTACACTTGTCACCCGAAAACTCTAAGGGAATAATGTTCTCATACTCGCTACGCTCTCCCGTATAAGGGTCGTAAGTGGTAGCATCTAAAATAAACTCCCGTTTTGTAAATGAGGAACCACCGTTTTTGGATGGTATTTGAACGGTTTGTCCGATTTCGATTATCCGTCCGGTTATTTGGTTTGCCATTAATTTTCTCCTCCAAAAATCTTTTTATCGGTTATAAGTTCTCTGTTTTCTTCCAAAAACCGGATAAATTCCTCACAATGATTAGTGAGAATAGGAATATCACGTTCTGGATTGAAAACGTATGTTTCTGTATAGGTATCTACCACAAAACCGCCTTTATTGAACTCTACAATGTTGTACTCAAATGTCCGTACATCCGAACCGTTCTTCATCAAAGCGTAAGGATAAACCAAATGTTGATGGTGGTCTTTGAACTTCCCTACGGTATAGCTTCCAGTTGTTTTGATGTCGTGGACGCTGGCCGGCATCAGCTCGTCAATCACCCCATAAACCAAAACATTGCCGTATGCGGTTGAAAGAATCGCTTCTACCCTTTGTTGGGTCAATGCTCCTTTGAAGTAACCGGCGAACTCTCGGCAAAGTGAGATTGGGAAAGTAAAAACACGATTATTATAGGTAACTCTCAAACCTATAACCTCGTTGGTCTGAACCTCATCGTAATACAAAGGTTTACCTGTTTCGTCACAAGCTCCTTCGCGTATTGCCTTATATACCTTTTCAACCTGCACCGTTTCGGATTTCCGATTTTCAACCATACAGTCAATAACCTCATTAAAGGCTGTTCCCTTGTCTGCCGCTTCGCTGTCGAATGGCCTGCGGTTAATCCGGTCTATCAGTTCTTGAAACTGCTTCTGCCGAAACTCTTCTTCCGTATATGGTGGATTCTCACTCCACCCATAATAACGCTCATATATGACATCGCTATTAAGGTAATTGAAGTAAGAATCCAACAATGTTGCATATATACGATAGTTAGGCTGCATCTGAGTAGATTTTAGTTTCCTTATTGAATACCAGTCCCAAAGCCTTTACCTTTGCAGCAAACAAATTTCTCGCCATCATCAAAGAACTACCAACGTGTTCAAACTCATTGATATGTGAAGCGAACTCATTAGCGGAGTTGGCATCGGTGATAAATTCAATGCTTTCTTTTATTTCTTCTATCACCTTGTCATACTTTTCCTGCGCTTCCTTCTTGGCAGCAAGCATACCCAAATACGAATTGATTATCTTGGCGGTGATAAAGTCGTTCTTTGCGGTTGGATTACCATTCTTGTCAAGGATGGTAGGAACTTCCATCACTGAAGGAAGATTGCATGTATTCTTACCGTCATTTCTTGAAGTCGGGTCAAAAGTTATAGTGCGTCTTTGAACACCTCTTTCGCTTTTCATTTCAAGATAGCCGAGCAAATCCAGTTCGGTAACGATGGAGTTGTAGGACTTTTCACGCAAGGCAGGGATAAACACGGTATCATCACCTTCTTTCCGTGTGTCGCGATGGGCAACGAAAATGATGTGCTTGTTAAGCCTCGAAAGTGTTCGTGTCATCCATGAAAACTCCGCATTGATACCACTCCAATCCCTGATAGACGGTTGGCGGCTGCCACATTTATAAGTAATGATGAAATCCATCATCTTACCGATAGTATCAACTACAATGGTCTGATAAGCAGACAAATCCTCCTGCAAGACCTGTTGAACATCACTCCATGAAGTGACCTGTACGGTATCTATGTTTTCCAAATGCGCCATATTCATACGCTTAACGCCATTATCGAAATCCAATAATAACGGTTTCGGTGCGCTCAATGCCACTGTTGATTTTCCCATACCAGCCTGGCCGTAAATCATCATTTTCACTGTGGTAGGGATTACTAATTCATTTGATTTTTTGATAAGACTCATAATCGTAAAATTTAAAGGGTTAATTATTCTCTTTCTGTAGAATAGCATCTACATCACTTTTTCGGTACAATCTCTTACCTCCTATTTCCAACCTGCACAAATATCCAATTTTATGCCATCTCCATAAGGTTGACTTATCGGTATGTAGAATCTGACTTGCCTCTTTAATGGTCAAGTAGTCCTCTTCCGGTCTGATGAAAGAGTCTCTAATACTTCTCACAGTCTTTTTTACAAGATGTTCTGCGAACTCTTTCAAATCAGTGGACTTTATTGTCAAAGTAACATTGGCACCACTATTTAAAATATCCTCCATGTTCATTCTCTTACCCTTTCTATATGTTCAATTCTAAATCTTCGTAACCTTCTCATATCACCTTGTTCGTGGTAAAGTGACAAAGAAAATATACACAGTAAGCAACATGCGACGGACACACGGACTATAGGCGAAAAATCCATCGTGAGCCTCACACCGGCTATCCGTTCATAAAGCATTGTTGCAAGTTCTCTCCCATTCCGTACATGCAATATTTCAAAAGCCTTTTGCAATTGGTTATTAATCGTGCTAACCGCCCGGCATTTGAAATTGGCGATTTCCTTTTTCTCATACCCTTGTGCATACATCCGTGCTGTAATCTCGCATTCAGGGGTGAGTTCTGTGAATACCCGTTCCATAATCGTGTGAGTTAGATGACTATGACTCCCTTTTTACAACGACAATACCTTTTTTCGGATAAGACTTTGAAGCCCATTTTTTACCCTCAAGAAGATGCTTGGCATTTAGAAGTGATACGTTGTTGCGGATTGTCTCAAGTGAAGATATAGGCAGCTCTATCGTGGCTCCTCTCTTCATGTTTCTCATTTTCTCTTTACTTTCTACCTTTTCCATAAATGTTATATTAGAATGATTGGTGGGCGTTGACGGACTCGAACCGCCAGTCTCCTCCAATGAGGTGTGTTAACCATTACACCGAACGCCCCAATAAGAAAGGTGCGCTATCTTCACAGACGGCACACCCAGTACAAACACAAAATAAAACACGACAAAACAGTTTATACTAACACTTTTCATGTAACTCCATGCCGGTTATCACTGCAAGTATAACAGACAAAATAAACATTGCAGATGTCAACACGATTCCCGTCATGTACAAAGGGCCATCCTTTATTATGGAATTACATAATATCATTGTCATACAAAGCAGTACAAGCAACGAAAAAGAGAACATAATTATCTTCATAACATCGTCATTGCAACCAGTTCATCACTATAGAATTCTACAAAATCGTGCTTTCCGAACTCTACCATTACTTTATCCCCATTGATGGCGCAAATCGCCCCAATCTTGCTTTCCCATCCGGGATGTTTACACTTAACCGGCATACCTATATATGGCATACGTGATTTATACATACTTTTTCCCATAATCGTGTGATTTTAAATTTTACCGCCCGTACAAGGATGAGGTAAAGCGGTGCGCACTTCGCTTTGCCCGTGGCTTTTAGTACGATAGTAGCACTAACCTTTGCTGCGGTTGTGTACCCTACCCGATTCTCGCTATCGGATGTCAGTCTTTAGCTGTCAATAGGGCTATATTGTCGATGTGCGTGTCGGCCGCCTAATCCGTCATTACTTACACCTCAAAGACTATGGTTACACATCTATTAATTGTTAAACATTGCACAGCTCGCAAGCCCCAACTTGCTTATGTGCGTTCGTTATCTTTGGTTGGCAAAAACGGCTTATGAATTACACCGTAATTGCTTTCACAGACTTATCAAAGAACCAATCAATAGTACCCTACCCGATTCTCGCTATCGGATGCCAGTCTTTAGCTGTCAATAGGACTGTCGTGCGTGATATAATCGTGTGATTAATCATCGTAAAAGAACTTCTCGCCCGGCTTTCTGAAAAGCCTATAACTTGCATACAAGCAGCCTAATACTATCAATGCCTCTATCATACTGCTATTCTATCAAGTTGAAACTCTATGTAATCAATCTCTTCTTGAATAACCTCTAAGGCCTCTTCTTTGGTATCAGTATTACAGAAAGCACAAGCCTCTGTGTCAGACATCTTATCAACTCTATCAAGGTCTATACAAGCCTTATCCAAAGCCTTCTCAAGCCCGTAGGCTTCTACACTGTCACATACTCTAAACTGTCTCATATCAGGCGATTTTTAAAAGGTTAGCTTTCTTAAAGCATCTGAACTCTTGGCGTTCAGTATCATAGTAAGTTTGAACGGTGTCGTTCTTCTTTCTGTTGTCAGTACCAGTGACGGCAGGCATCAGTTTTTCATTTAGTGTACCGTAGGCTTCTCTCACAGAACCGTCCACCTTTTGAAAATAGAATTTCACAATCTTGCTTTTCATCTGCAATTTCAATTTCATGTTAGCCCAAGCGCATTTTAATGCTTCTGACATCGTGAAACCGTTCTTGCGAACGAACTGCCATGCAAGGCTCATAACTTCATGTAAAAAACTCTTCGTGCTCATAATCGTGTGATTTAATATGTTTATACTATTTATTTGCATCAATCCGTTTTGCATCTTTGTATCGTGATTGATTGGTGATGCAAATGTAATCAAATATATTACAAGTAATACCTTTAGATTACACTATTACGATTTATTAACACTCTTGATATTACATACAAATTTCTGCTAATAAAAAACCTTTAATAACTTTAGAATATGAAAATCAATAGATTAAACATCGGAGAAGAAGTTCGCAGAAAGGTAGAAGAAAGCGGATTATCAAAGGCTAAATTTGCTGAATTACTGGGTATTGCAAGACAAAATATAGAAAAAACAGTGTTTCAGAAACATAGTCTTGATACAGATTTGCTATGTAATATTAGTGAAGTGTTAAATTGTAATTTTTTCGATTACTACAAGTCCAGCGGTTTGTGTAATAAAACAGATTACATGGGAGAAAAGGAGATTAAAGCAACCTTATCCATAGAAATGGGCAGTGAGAAAAAAGAGCAAGTTCTTCGATTTGTATTTGGTGACAATAATATTGAGATATTAAATAAGTAATGAAAAAACCTTATTTGTTTATAGGATGTTCAGTTGTATCAATTCCACTTGCAAGAGCTATAGCAAATGAATTACAGCATGAATTCAATATCAACGTATGGTATCAAGGTACATTTAATCTAAATCATGCACCATTAGAAGATTTGATTGCGGAACTTGACCGTACAGACTTTGCCTCTTTTATATTTTTTCCTGAGGATGAATTAAAAAAGAAAGATATTGTCAAACTATCAGTAAGAGACAATGTCTTATTTGAATATGGATTGTTTTTAGGGAAGTTAGGACGGAATAGGGTTTCGTTTTGTACTAAATTAGGAGTTGAAATGCACCTTCCAACAGATTTGTTAGGTATAGAGTGTGGCAAGTTTGAGTATCCTTGTGAAAACATTCAATCATCAATGTCATATTATTGCGATGCCATAAGAAAACAAAAGGAAATATTGGGTGAAGAATATTTAATGCACAAATCTGAAAATGAAGTAAAGGACAACATAGACAATACGGATAAATCCGATTTCTACTTAGCTAATTTTGGAGACAAAAGGAGTGATGTTATATCTAAAGCAAAGAAAAGGCCTGATGCTGAACGTGGTAACTATGATATGTATGCTATCAATAAATATGTAGATAGGTATTATTATTACCATTCCGATATTTTCTATAAAGGAGAAACAATAGAATCATATCAATTAGCTCTTTTTCCACAACTTATTCTTTGTTGTTTAGGTGATTATAGAAAACGTATCACAGAATTAACAGACAAATATGGAACTCCCATAAATAGTAATATAGATATTTACTCGTTTAATAACTCCAATGGGGATTATATCAAGAATGACGATTTCATAATTGGGCAAGAGATAATGAATGGATTTAAAGAGTTTTGTTACCAATTCAGATATAACAGAATGATTGTCACTTGTGTTCTTTCTAAGCTAAAGAACAAAACTAAAACATCAATCTACTCATACTCAATAACTACTACCTACGAAAAAGAATAACAACCAATTAAGGAACATAATATATGAATAATACATCAATTGGAATAAGAGTAAAGCCTGATTGCATTATCTACTCTATAATAAAAGAAAATGATGGAAACAAAGAAATTATCTTGATAGATAAAGTCAATGTTCCCATTGCCCTTGAGGTACCGGAGCAACTAAAATTCATTAGGAGCACATTCTTGGACATCATATTTGAGAACCAAGTCAATTTGGCTTGCATAAGAGCGACAGAGACAACAGCGAAGAAGATTTCCATCGAACGGGTCAATATGGAAGCTGTAATACAGGAGTTGATTGCAAGTTCAAGCATTGAAAAGTATTACGTAGGACGGATTTCAACCATATCTTCCAGACTTGGCATAACACGAGAGCGCTTCAAGCCATTGGTTGAGAGCAAGGTGGATGATTGTAAATTTTTCGATGACTGGAGCGAATACAACAAAGAAGAAAAAGAGTCATTATTAGCGGCATTAAGCGCATTTAATCTATAATTATATGAAAAATTGTAAAGTAAGATTAGATTTCGATGAAATAAAAGAAATAGGGCAAGAAGGTCGCAACTCAAAGGTATTTTTGGCTCATGACAACCAATTGGATGGGGAAATAGTCGTCAAGGAGATAAAGAAGAATCCCTCTACAAGTCCCGATGAGTATTTCAAGGAAGCGCGCTTATTGTACGCCCACAACCATAACAACATTGTGAAGGTGAACTACGCTTGCGAAGATGATGACAACATATATGTAGCTATGCCTTTTTACAAGAACGGTTCGCTAAAGAAAAGGATTTCAAACGGGAGTTACTTGACAGTAAGAGAAGTTATCCGGTATTCGATACAATTCCTGTCTGGGCTGAACCATATCCACTCAAAAGGATTGGTTCATTTTGACATAAAACCAGACAATATCCTCATATCGGATTCTAACGAAGCTATGCTGTCGGACTTTGGATTGGCACTATACACCGACACCTACGGTTTCTGTACAGCACAAGCATGCTATACCCCGCATATAACACCGGAACAATTGAAAGGCCTGAATCAGACAATAAAAAACGACATATATCAAGCCGGACTGACTATATATAGAATGGTTAATGGGAATGAGTTATTTTATAGACAGATTCCCAACACAGGTAATCCAATGCTTGATGATGTTGTTTTTAAAAGAATGATATTAAATGGTCTTTTCCCAAATCGAAAATGCTATTTACCACATATCCCTAAAAAGCTCAAAAAGATAATAAAAAAATGTATTGAACCAAATCCTAATGATAGGTATGACAATACGCTTCAAATAATAAATGAATTAGCTTCTATTAATGAAAATCTAGATATAAGATATGGTAGAGATGCAAGTGGAGAATTCTGGGAAGCCCCCAAAAACAGCTATGTATACAAAGTCAGCCTAAGCCAAAATGCAGATAATTTTAATATTAAAGTTTGCAAAACTAAAGATGGTAAAACAACCAATTGTGTGAGTCTATGTTCTAATAATATAGATAATACGCAAATTATTCCGAAATTAGAAGCTATATTTGCAACATTATGAGCAAAAAGGTCATAAATAAAGCAACTACAAGAGAACAAAAGCTCTATCAAAGAGACAAAAATAGAATAGCTGAATATTATACTCAAAGCATCAAAGAAAATGCTAAAGTCATAGATATACAGCTGAATCTTCATGGATATACTAATCTAAAAAAATGATCAAAAACTCATTTTGCTAAATTTGTTTTTATCGCTTTATACAATAAGATATGCCCCTTTATTTATATGAAAAAGCAGAGCTTTGACCGGGACAGCTATAAGAAATACTATTGAGGAGAACTTGAAAATCCCGATTTATTCAAAGATTTAAAGAACAAACTAAATATCTAAGATTATGATTGACTTTCTAACCATCATACTCCTAATATTCGGAGTACTGCAAATCATTCTCTTCTTCAAGGTATGGGGAATGACGAATGACATCAAAGAGATAAGGAACAAGTACCTTAAAGACGAGGATGAGAAACGAAGACAAAAAGCAGAACACGCCCCATCTCCTATAATCAGCGGTGGGGTTAAAACAACAATATAGCCGGAATTATTTCCCGGCTTTTTCTTTCCCCATTCGCGAGTTGTGCAAATGTTGTGCAACTATCATAAAAAGAAAATGCTAACAAGTTGTCAATGAACCTATTAGCATTTTTCCTTGTGATTCCGTTGCGATTCGAACGCAAGACCCACGCCTTAGAAGGGC